ACTTTATCGAGGTGGGTAAACGCGGTGCAAACGATTTAGCCCTTGCAGACATTACCGCGCGTACCACAGAGCTTGAGCAAGACATTAACGCCGCAACGGGCGTTATGGCACAGTATGCAACAACCGCGTGGGTTAATGCGCTGGGCTATCAAACGCAAAGCAACGTACAGACGCTGATTGACTCGTTTAATACTCAGTACAGCATTGCCGCTACGCTGCAAGAGTTTAACGACCAAGACATCATCGTAAAAGCCAATGCCGCGCAAACATGGATCGACGGTGCAAATGCCACCATTCGTGACCAAGTAACCAGTATTTTAAATAGCGAAGACGGTGTAAACCAACGCATTAGTGTTGCTGAGCAAAGTATTGATGCAATCGCTGGCGAAATTAGCCAAAGCATTACCCAAGTAAGCGGCTTAGAGCTTGACGTAAAAGAGCTTGGTTTAAACGAGGTTATTGCCGCGTATAATAAAATGCAGCAAGACAAAGAACTTGCAGAGCAAAGTTTTAGCCTAGCAACAGCGAATCAAAAACTTACGGCTGTTACAGACGATGTAAAATCACTGGCAACCCAAACGCTAGAGCTAGCGGGTTTATACGGCCAAAACGCGGCGTTTTTAACAAGCCTAAATAAAGCCTTTGCGAACGAACGTACAGCGCGCTCAAGCTCTGAACGTGAATTAAGAGCAGAAATAACCCGCGAAGGTACACGCGCTGTTGCTCAAGCCAACGAGCGCTTAGAGGCGGTTGTGGGTTACTGCGTAGATGCCGAGGGCAACCGCGTTGATGAACCAGACGCAATGGCCTGTATTGCCGCTGGCCATGAATGGGTTGATGGTCCACTTGTACAATTAATTAATGACTACACCACCGTTTTTGTTAATAGCAAAGGCTATCAAACGGCTGCGAACGTGCAGCAATATATTAGTACGTTTGATGGCCAGTACAGCATAACAGCGACTATTCAACAGATTAATGACGAGGGCATAATCACAGCGGCTAAAGAGGCTCAGCAATGGATAAACGCCGCTGAGGGCACTATTGAAAACATCGTTACTCAGTTTGTTAATAAGCCCAATGGCATAAACGATAACATTGCATTTGCGTACGATTTAATACAAGCGAATGCCGATGATATAAGCGTTACGGCCAACGCGCAGCAACAATTAAGTTTGCGCATGGGTGATGCTGAGGCTGATTTAAATCGCATTGATGATTTAGTGATCACAGAGCAACAAGCCCGTGCAAGCATGGGCGCACAGCTACGCATTGAATTTCAAACGCAAGATTTAGCCATGCTGGCAACAGCGAATGAATTTACCCGTGCGGTTACTGGTTTTTGTGTTGATGAAAACGGCGAACGTGTTGATCAAGACGATGCCGTGCAATGTGAGCTAGACGGCCATACTTGGGTAGATGGCCCAGCCGTGCAACGCGCAATCAACTTAAGCGCCGCCTACGTTGACAATAAAGGCTATCAAACACAGAGCAACGTACAACAAATACTTGATACATGGGATGCAAGTTTTGGCATAAAAGCCACAATCCAGCAGATTAATGCCGATGGCATAATCACTGCCGCAAAAGAGGCGCAGCAATGGATAAATGCCGCTGAGGGCACTATTGAAAACATCGTTACTCAGTTTGTTAATAAGCCCAACGGCATAAACGATAACATTGCATTTGCGTACGATTTAATACAAGCCAATGCAGACGATATTACCGTTACTGCCAACGCGCAGCAGCAACTAAGCGTGCGCATGGGCAGCGCCGAGGCTGATTTAAACCGCATTGATAATTTAGTGATCACCGAGCAACAAGCTCGTGCAAGCATGGGTTCACAGTTACGTATTGAATTTCAAACCCAAGACTTAGCGATGCTGGCAACAGCGAATGAATTTACCCGGGCAATAACCGGCTATTGTGTAGATGCCAACGGCGAGCGTGTTGATCAAGATGACGCAGTGCAATGTGAACTAGATGGCCATACATGGATTGACGGCCCCGCCGTGCAACGCGCCGTTGAAATTGGGGCCGCATGGGTAACGCTGCAGGGCTATCAAACACAAAGTAACGTAAGCCAACTACTTGATACATTTAATGCCACGTATCAAATAAGTGCAACACTGCAAGAGTTTGCTGACAACGGCACTTTGCAAAAAGCCAATAACGCGCAGCAGTTTATTAATGCGGCAGAGGGTTATATTGAAAACCAGATCACGTTATTTAACGATAAAGAAAACGGCGTAAACGCTACCTTTGCGAATGTAAAACAACGTTTAGATGCCGCAGAAGGCGCGGTAACGACTAGCATTTTACAAATTCAGGGCCTAGAGCTTGGGCAACAAGCGAAAGGCTTGAATGATGTAATTGCTGCGTATAACAAAATGATGCAAGACCAGGACTTAGCAACGCTCAATGTTAAAGCATCACTCGCTAATGAAAAACTCCAAGCGCAAAGTACGGACCTTGAAAGCTTGGCTCAGCAGCAGCTTGAGTTAGCAGCCATTTTTAATAGCAGCAACGCTATTATTACGTCACTAAACAAAGCCTTTGCTAATCAATATCAATCAAGTGTAGTGCGTGACCAACGTTATCAAGCCACGTTTGAAAACGTAACAGCACGTTTTAGTGATGTGACCACTGCCCTAGCCACAATCAATGAAGCAAGTACGCTGCGCGATGAAGAATTTGCATCGTTTGTTGATGACACTATTGCTGAGTTTGACGAAATAACCCAAACATTCGCAAGCCAAGACCAAGCGTTCAGCACGTTACAACAAACCCTAACCAGCAAAATTAATGATGATACCGAGGCCGCTAAAAACACCGCGATAGCCACAGCTCAGCAATACACCCGCACTGCAGTAGGTTATTGCGTAAATGCTGAGGGGCAAATAACCAGCGAGAATGACGCTGTGCAGTGTGTTGCCGATGGTGGCTCATGGGTTAACGGCCCACTCGCTGAATTTATCGCTAACATGCAAATTACAGATGGCGAAAGCACGGCAAGCATTAAACAGCTACGCCAACTTTTTACCACTGTAGATGGCAAACTCGTTGCCCGTGGTGGTTGGACACTCGATAACAATGGGCGTGTAACAGGTATCGCGGGCTATAACGATGGCGAAATTGCAAGCCTTGATTTAGTGGGTGACATCATTCGCCAGGGCGTGATGGTGGGTGACACGTTCGTGCCAACGTCTTACGTTGATAACTCTGATCCACTTAACCCTCAGCATGTAATACGTGGACGCTTAGTGCTTGGTGATGGCCACGAAGTTAAGAACCTTGATGACATTAAAGCGCAAGATGGTGCAGACGGAAAAACCCGTTATGTTGAGTACCAATATAGTGTAAATGGTACCAGCGCATGGCATGCGAGTTACACAACGGGTGACGTATACCGCCGTGAGCGCACAATTGAAGACGGCACCGCGATCACATCATGGTCAACCGCCGCGCGTTTAACGGGCTTAAAAGGTGAAAAAGGCTCCACACCTACAATAACAACGAACCCTGACGGCTCTTACACAATTACCAACGGCGCAGACACCATCACCATTAAAGATGGCGTGGACGGTGATGCAGCCCCCATACCAACAGTAACAGATAACGGTAACGGTACCCACACAGTTACCGACGGTGCGGGTAATAGCATTGTTATAGCCGACGGTAATAACGGCGTAGATGGCGCGAGTGCATTTACTCTTAACGCTGTAAACGCAAATGCAGTAAAAACGGGTAACAGTGTTACTAAGGTTGCCGGATCATTAGGCTGGGATGCTGGTGCTCAGAGTGTTATGAAATACAAAGCATGTGCTGTATCTGCGACGTTAAATGATAGCCGCCATACTATTTTTGGGCTAAGCAAAACGGCCAACACATTGGGGGGTTATGAGCACATTAACTTTGCAATGTACGGCGATCAAGGTTCAATTAGCATTTATGAATCAGGGGTATATATTGGCTTTTTTGGCAGTTATACCAGCTCAGATAATCTAACTGTTGAGTGCGATGGTGAGCACGTACATTACTACAAAAACGGCGTGGTTTTTTATTCATCACTTACGGCACCAACAGGTGAATACGGGTTTGATTGTAGTATTTATCAAGTAGGTACAGAGCTTACTAACATTGCATTTACTCAATTAGGTTTGGCGGGCTATACCCCGATTAAGGGCGTGGATTATTTTGATGGAAATGACGGCAGCTTTGTTAGTTTTATTTACATTGCGGCTCAGTCAGTGCCCGCAAAACCAAGCGGCGGCAGTTTTAATGGCGCTGTAGAGCAAATACCGCAGTATTGGAGCGACACACCCGTGTATGTGGCGGGTTATGTCACGTATGTATCAAAAGCGCGTTATGTATCAAACGGCACCGCATGGGTTAATCAAGGGTGGAGCAACCCTACCCCTTACATTATAAAAGGCACGGATGGTTCCAGCGGTAGCCGTGGCGCTGGTAAATACGAGGTTGCAACATCAACCGGTGCTTGGTCAGACGCAATAGCAAATGCGGCGGTACCAACGGGTATTCCGGTTATCGGTGATATCGTATATATATTTAAATCAAGTGACCCCACGGTTGAAACAGCTAAAAAATACAATGGTTCGACGTGGGTTGGTTATACGTTAATTGTTAATGGTAACAGCCTTTTCAAAGGCTCTGTGGATGGGGATTCTTTTAGGGCGGGAACTCAAATCACATCACCAATAATTATGGGCGGCGAGGTAGTAATCACGGAGCCGAGTTCTGATTATTTGGATATTGTTGGTCGTTCCACGCCGTTCGGACCAAGCGGCGACTTAATATCGTGGTACGGGCCAAAAATAAACGGCGTTACGTGGAACAGCACTACACAACTGCCAATTTACGCAGGCATGAGTAAAAGTAACGCGGTTAGCTATAAAACCAACAGCGGTAGCTTTTATTTTGGGGGTACTTTCCAAGCGGGTATTTTGTCTATATCGCGCCAAGCAACCAACACATCAGGGCTGCTTAATGTATCAACAGGCCCCTTTACAATACCAGGAGGCACAACAGCAATAACTATTGCAGCAAGTGTTTCGGCTCAAGGTAGCGGGATGGGCGCAGGCATCTGCCCTGCAAATCAATACAAACCTAATTCAATAATAGATATAGAGAGATTTGTCGGGGGGACGTGGCAATCAATCGCAGGCAATAACGCGATGGGCACAGCTAACTGCATACAAGAGGGGTCAGAAATGATTCTTTCAGTTTCCGCTGGAGTATCTGCAAATACAAATCTAGCAGTCAGTGCAGGCCAGTCATTACAGCTTAGGGCTGTGGCTAATACTGTTGCATTTCCGTACTCCGAAGACGGGGTGCCGATATCTGGATCGCGCTCAGTATCGATTGTTGTAACGGGCAGCAACTAAATTAATTTAATAAACGAGGACTAAACAATGGCAGCATTTACAGCCAGTCAAGCCAGTGTTACCAACGGCTCTAAAGTGGTAACAATCAACAGCGGCGAGAGTATTGCTAACATTCGCCAAGGCGATTTTCTATTCTTAGCGGGGTTTTTAGTTGAGATAAACCGTGGCTATGTGGGCGGCGCTAATCAACAGTACATTGAACTGGTTAAAAACTGGGCTAACAGCAATCAGTCAAACCAACCCGCCGTAGCTATCCCAACAACGGGTGATTTTAGAGCTGCGGTTGATGCTATCAATAACGCTAACAAAAACGTTAACGACAACTTTGTGGCCATGCAAGATTGGCAAACAAAAACGGGTACCGTCACGTTCACCAATCAAGACGGCACCACAACAACGGTTAAAACGTTAAAGCAGATTGAGGCTGATAACGAAGCGCAAATGGACGCGTATCACCCATTTCCGTGGGCTATGCGTAAAGTCGAGTTTGAAGCCCGCCGCGCTGTGAATAATCAAAAGTTTGCGGCCAGTGGTTTTGTGCATTTTGGTAAGCATTTAACCGGAGCGGGTGGTTCAATAAATCAAGGGCTTTGGGTTTTAAATTCACAAGGCCGAACTTTAGTCCTTGGGCGTTCAACTAGCGCTATAGGTAATTCTAAAAGTGATTATCCTCTTGTTAATGTCTCAGGAGTGCTAACAAAAATAGAATATCTAAATAGTGCAGCAAGAGATAACTATTTACAGTTCCCCCTTGCTGAAGATGGTACTCGCACTTATGACAGTGAAACGGGTGTTTCAGTTACACACGCAACACCCTCCATTGCATTTGCGAGTGAGACTGAAACTAACAAGGTTGTGACTAACCGCGTTGACATGTTTGGCTTTGAAGCGTTCTTGCGTGAAATTAATGATGCTGACCCGTTTGTTTATAAAAATGGTCTAATTCAAAGCCAAGCGCCTGATATTAATGGTATAACAACTACAATAAATAACGTGCGCCCAGTAAGTTATTTTGCATGGTACGAGGGTGATACAACCAGCGTAGGCAAGGGTGTTAATTGGCAAACAGCAACGGAGACGCAGCGTATAGTAATAGCAAATGACCCAGCTAATAATATCTATTTTGATGATGCAACAGGTAAGTTTTACCAGTGGTCTTTGCGTGCGCGTAGTTTTGCAGGGGTAGGTAATGGGGATTGGATGTGGATAAATTACAGCGAACCAGTTCTCAAATTTGGATCAGCATTCTCTGTCAGACCTCAGGGGGTGTTAGATCAACAATCCGAAGAATTAAACGTAAATGTTTACACGGGTAACTACCCGCAATATCAAAATAAAGACGATAACTTAAGCACTGGCTTACACACATTAAGAAAAGATATGTCAATAGATGTAGGTGTTGATCGTGAATGCTACTTTTTAGTTTGTGCTACCGTAAATCGATTAAATCAGGGCGCATACCACCCGCACTTTAATACTCAAGGCACATCAACCGTCGTAAATACAAATGGTAGCCGAGTAAAATGGTGGGCTGCAAACACTGAAAGAAAATTAACGAGTAGAAGTGATTGTTTTAGTTATCATGGTTCAGGTGGATATGTCGCTTCTGGGGCTATTGGCGGCAGCGTGACTAGCAATTTTTCTGGTAGACCTGATGGACGTTTCTATGATGCTATCTACGCATGGGGCCAAGGCGGTGTCTGCCGTGATATGCGCTATTCAGCGTGGGGTTTAAAGCAAGAAGATTTTGCAGAAGCCGACTTAGCTATTAAATCAGGCGAGTATCGTGGACAAGAAAGTTCCGTCATAACGAATGTGGGGCAAACTTCAGGATATCACACTACGACATATTTAAATTTAGGAATGACGAAGCCAAGTTGGTGGACAAGTAATTTAAATTTCTCACTAGATTTTTCATCGATTTGCATTTTTTACAATGGCAGTCCAATGTATTTCAAAATACAAGGATTTTCCTTGCTTGATTCATCGTCAGGTTCATTAGAGGGCTATAACATTCGTATTTTACCAATCGCCCCCGCAATTGGTCACGGCATACCTGCGGGTGAAAATCTTAATTACGTTCTGTCATTAGCTATTGAGCCTTCGTTGTCTTCAGAGTTTATACATACAGATGTGCAAGGCTCAATACCAGATATACTACTCTGCGATGACCTTAAATACGGCTGGGTAGGCAGCTATTTACCTGATTTACCTAATGGTACAAAAGATGAATTTGCACTCACGCGCCCATATGCTGGTTTAGGTTCTGACATTACCCGCACTCATACGACCGATAGCGGTGCAACGTGGACTCAGGCCACTACAGCAATTGGTAGCGCGGCAAAAAATACGGTTACAGTCACTAATATGCCTGCCAATCAAGTGACCATTTGGCAGTATAAAACCAAAGCTAAAATGACTAAAAACGCTGTCAATTCTGCCATCAGAAATCTAAACAACGTTTTAATCTCTGACTCAGCGTCACAAGCGCGCGATTTGGGTTTTTCACTCACTGGTAACGTTAATACATCAACAAGCAATCAAACAGTTGAACTAAGTTTAAACCAAATCGGCATTGATTTAGCAACGGGTAAACTCTCAGCAAGTAAAGAGACTAAACACGTTGCTATCCCGCTCGCCGCTCCAACAAATGATAGCCCCGCGTTCAAAGCCCTGAACTACAACGTAGTCGAAAACCAGCAAGGCTATGTTCAATACGCAGCGACAGAACTTAAACACAACGGAGTTGATTGGGGCGATGACGGCAAAATTCACATCGTAGACGGTCAATCGACAATGTTTGACGAAAACGGTAACACTGTTTTAGTCGTTACAGCTCGCTGTGTAGAACCACTTGGATGGATTAAAAATGACAAATAACATAACCCCACTTTTAGATTTTATCGTCCTAGATGACGAGCAATCCCCTGTTCTTAACGAGCAGGGTTTACCAACACTTAAACAAGGGCCTGTTGTAAATGACCTGGCGCAGTTGATCGCAAAAGGCAAAGTTGAGCATATTGAAAAATTTGCAGAAATTACAGCCCAAGGCGAGCAATGGCAATGGGCGCAAAACTACTACGATTATTTAGTTGAGCTAAACCAAGTCAACGAGTTTAACGCTAACTTGCCCGAGCCCGTGGCCAATGAAGATGGCACTATTACCACCGTAGAACCACGGCCAGAGCCACAAGCACCAGAGCGGCCAGCACTAAAAACAGTGCTTGAGGTGTTAGAACCCTATGCCATTACCATCTTTAAGTTACGCCGCCAGTCAGAAATCGACAACGCTACAGTTACCACGGCCAGCGGCAAATGCTTTGATGCTGATGAAACTAGTATTACGCGTTTAGCTAACGCGCTGGTAAAGCATTGGGCGTTAGAGCCAACTGACATGATCCCGTGGTCAACGGCGGACGTTGGTACCGGTGTAATGGTCAATTGCACAAAGGCTGAAATAATCGAAGCGCACCAACTAGCCACCGACAACTTTGCAACAACGTGGCAAATACCTAACTAACATCGGGGCTTTTAAGCCCCTTAATTTTAAGGGTTACATTATGATCACGACACTAAAAACACTAACCACACTACTCGGCTATCTACTTTGTGGTCTGTTGTTCATCGCCCCGTTTATCATCCTGTCGGTGTTTGCGCTATGCGGCAGTAACTGGGCGTTTAACAGCTTATACAGCATTGATATTGCGATATGCAGCATTTGCCACGGCACACGGCTTGAGTCAATATCGGCTCGTAGTTACAGACTGCGGCATGATCCACGTTATTACACTCAAATGTTGATCATCGACTGGCTAGCCAAACCGTTTGACGGTGACAATCACTGTAAACGCGCGCATAAGTGGGAAAGTAAAACGATTATGCAGATTAACGCACTGGTCAAATAAACAGCGATAGATTAGCAAAATAGATAATGATCTTGCATTGAACACTTTTTGTGATACATTGATCCTAATTAATCAGGTTTCATTGTTTTAAACGATGGAACAAAGGAAGGGTTAAACCTGCGGTAGCCCCCGCAGGTTTATGTTTGTATTAAACGAGCATTAAATACAAACGCGCTCCACCGAATGACGAACGGTGAAAACTAACGTCATTCTAAGCAGCATCCCCGCTAAATGCAAGGCAAAGAGCAATAATGACGACACATAACAATAACAACCCTCTGATATACTGCAACAAGGTTAAAAACCCTGATCCCGCGTATCAAGTACCCGCACGTCACACTAACCGCTTAGCGTTTGTGCGCGACTTAGTGAATAAATGCGACAAAATCAACATAGTAAAAAGTGACGCCGCTGTTTATATGCGCCCCGCCCTAAAACGCACTAAAGTATTTTATCCTGATCGTGAAAAAGCAATTCGCGCGTTGGCTAAAGTGTTTTGTGAGCACGTAAACATTGTTACCCATCAAGTTAAAATTAGCTTGCGCAATGCCGCCGATGACACGGGCTTAAGCACAATAAGCGAAGCGGAGCGCAAAAAGGCCGAGGACGATCCTAGTTATTCACCAAAACCCAGCATAAGCCGCGTAAGTCGTGCGTTTAAAGACATGATCGAACTTGGTTGGATCGTGGCACACAAAGAATGGCAAGTGTGGGATAAACACGCAGGCCAATGGCTAGACAAATACTTTGAAGTAACCGAACTATTCTTTAAAGCGCTTGGCATAACACCAGAACGTGTGGCAAAACAACGCACCGCGCGTTTAAAGTGGTTGCGTAAAAACGCGCTTGATAACGGTTTAACCGCCGATCAACTCGGTGAAATGTCTATCACTGAAATTAAAGAACGTGATCGCCTGGCGCATTACCGCCGCGTGTTTGAGCGCATTAAAGACAAGCGCGCGATCACGAAAGTAAAACGCAGCATGAACCCCAAAACCCCAGAACAACAACGCGATGTAGCACGCCAAGCCGTTATCAAAAAGCTAGGCGCTGCAGCCAGCATGATCACGTTAAGCGCATTTAAAGACCTAGTAAATCAAGAGCTCGCTAAACTGCGCAGTATAGCCGAGTACGCCCCACCCCCTCACTAGCCAACAAAAAAACGTAAGCCCCATGCTGTATAGCGTGGCTTTTTGCGTGCCTGTCAGTTAATTACAGCGCCGATCAGGGCGTGATCACAGCCAAGCCAACCTATATTTATAAACCCACCGATGTTTTTTATTATCAACCACTGTTTATTTATACACCTTTAGTTATCTTATACATATAAAGTGCAACCCAGATTTATAGCAAAGTGCTCTGCGCTTACTTTAAAGTGCAAAATTATCTTATATTTAAATAACAGCTATATAACTTATACGCACAGCGCGCTGTGTATAAGGCAATCCGCCTCGACGGGCTGCGCCCATGGCGGTATATTAAAAGATGAATGAAGCGCCCCATTTCGTAGCTACGCTACGGGGGCTTTGTTGCCCTGCCTGATCATCGTATTACACACATACAGCGTCACAGCGCTAACAACAGCGCCCTTTTTTGGTTTATCAAAGGGGCAATCAAAATCTGTGCCTTAAATGGCATTTTACGCCCACCACCATTGCACCCATCAATTACATGGTTTGGGTTTATCATGCGCAAGCGCATTGAGTGCAAACGTGTAAGTCCTCTGCTAAATAAAGCCCCAGTGCGCGTTAAGTCCGATACGGTTAAAAGTGCAATAAAGTGTGACAGTCACACACGCTATAAAGTTAGTGTAAAAGCCATAGCAGGGGCAACTATGGGAATCACCTTAAGTTAGCCAAAAAGCCATAGTGTGATTAAAAAGGTGGGTGCAAACGGGAATAATAAAAAAAATAGCGGTTTTATAGGTGTATTGGGTGGTTTAACAGTTTAAAAATAGCGTTATTCCCGTTAGCACTACACTCAACTATGGGAATCGCCTTAAGTTAGCCAAAAAGCCATAGCGACACTTCCCGTTTACACTACACCTTATCGTTTAGGCTTAAGCGCTGGCTCAATGCATCAAGTATTAAGTATGATTCGTTGTCTTTTTTAACGATATCGCCGCGCATAAAACCAATATCTCTGAGTTTATCAAGGGCTTTTTTTATCGTGCGGTTTTGCTCTTTAACGCTTGATGTGAGACACAGGCGTTCTCTAAGGCGTTTAAAGCTAATGGGGAATGGGTCTTTAGGTAGTGCGCTTAAATAGGCGTACAGACATTGTGCAGTCTCATTTCGGTTAAGCTTAGAAAGTACATTAAGCTTTAACAGAACATGGTGATCAATACTGTACAGTTCCCACAGCTTAGGATCAGCGACTAATTCAATGGTGTCGTTTTCTGCATCAAAGCTGCCCGTTGATAGTAAACCACCAATATATGACTTACTAACCTGCGGTTTTGTAAATTCGATCACTTGGCCGCGTATGCGTACAAGGGCATCATGTATGCGCGTTCGTAAGCGCTCGTCAAGTTGCTTAGATGTAAAGCCACAGGTTTTGGCAAACTCAGCAAAGCTAAATTTAATAACAGAGTTTTGATAACCATAGGTGTTAAATGCCCTGATCACACCACACCACACCTTAAAATCAGTTTCAAAATTAAGTGCAGGCCCCTGAATAGCAACGTTTTCAAAACCTTCTGTACGGGCAAATTCTAACTTTCTAAACTCATCGCTTATGTCAGTTCTAAAAACGGGCCTATCAAGACCGCCAGTCTTATTTTTAGGAGGGTTGCGACGAATTGGCACAAACACACCAATTCTTAGCATTGCCAACGCTTGAACTGTGGACGAGCTGTTAGTTTCTAACTTGTCACTAAGCTTGCTGCCCAGCTCAGGCCCTTGTATTTTAATGATTTCAGCCATTTTATTATTATTCAATAGTATTATGTTTCTTCCCGTTTACACTACACCACAATGCCCGTTTACACTACACCTTTTTCCCGCTTGCACTACACCGCATCCCGTTTACACTACACCTTTATCCCGTTTACACTACACCCACATTGCTTGCAGCCCTTGATAATAAAGGCGTTACGCGTACTAGGATCTCTTAGGATCTTTAATAGGATATATATAGGTTTATTTACTGGTAATAAATGCATCAATTTTGTGGATAAACCCTACAAAACATAGTTTGACTAGTTCGCTTTTATCAACCAGCTTTTAAACTGAAAGCAATCTACTGGTAAAATAATTAAATATAAAAAGAATATAAAAAGTATATAAAATAAATATAAAAATACACTTTACACCACCCTAAAAGGGCGGTATTATTATCTCGTAGGTCGGGAATGAGTCCATGACCAAAAACGGAGATAATCCATGTTTAAATCACTTTTCACAAAACAACAGCAAGCAATCATTTTTGAAGCGGCTGCAATCATCGAAGCAAAAGCTAAAACAACAGCTGCTATTACTTGCCCATATACAGCGGCAACACTATGCCAAACTAAATTAGTTGGTTATGAGCATGAAGTATTTGCAGTAGCATTACTTGATTCGCAAAACCGTTTAATCGAATGGGTTGAGCTTTTCACTGGCACTATTAATTCAGCCGGTGTTTACCCACGCGAAGTGGTTAAACTTGTATTAGCGCACAATGCAGCGGTAGTTATCTTTGCTCACAATCACCCAAGCGGCATTACTGAGCCAAGCGAAGCAGATAAGCGCATTACAGATAAACTAAGCGCTGCGCTTCGTTTAATTGATGTAAATGTGTTAGACCATATAGTGGTAGGTACTGAGGGTCACACAAGCTTTGCAAAGCGCGGCTTACTTTAACAACAGGAGCGGGGCCAAACGGCCCCGAACAAATATGAGCGAATTAAATAAAACGTATAATGCAGGAACGTCACCCACCACGCTTGATGGGTTTAAAAATCGCGCCTTTGCTAAATCAAATGAATCAGGCGAATACGAGCCGCCAACACCGCAAGATATAAAAGCCCTGCGTCAATTAATGGGTTGGTCTCAAACTGATGTAGCTAGAATTGTCGGTGTGTCATGGAATCACAAAGGCTCTACGGCTGTTCGTAAGTGGGAAACCGCACCCGATAAAAAAGAGCATAACAAAATCAGTTATAGCGCCTGGCGTGGTTTGTTATGTCGTGCTGGGATTGTTGAGTACTTTTAATATAATTAAAATATGTTTTTGATATTAATTTTATATCTTTAGCGTGTTTTTATGTATTTAGTTATCACTTTTTGTGGTATGTTTTGTTTGTTTATCAGTTTTAATGTATGGTGTCAGATGCTAAAGAAAGATGAAATATCAGTTGATTGTTATGCAGGCGGTGGCGGTGCCAGTGTTGGTATTGAATGGGGAACTGGCAGGCCAGTTGATCATGCAATTAATCATGATCCTGAAGCAATTGCTATGCATGAATTAAATCACCCCAATACTATCCATCACTGTGAATCTGTATGGAACGTTGACCCTGTAAAGCTGTGTGGCGGTCGCACTGTTGGTTTAGCATGGTTTAGCCCTGATTGTACACATTTCACTATAGCGTCAGGAGGCAAGCCGCTAAGTAAAAAGATACGTGCGCTAGCTTGGTTAACTGTGCATTGGTGTTTGTTGGTTAACGTGGTTAAGTTTCACTTAGAAAATGTAAAAGAGTTTCAAACGTGGGGCCCATTAATTGATACAGGTGATGGTAAATTACGCCCTGATCCAGAGCGTAAAGGTGAAACATTCGACGGGTTTATTTTGGCGCTTACAAGCGGCTTAAAGCCGAATCACCCAGCATGGAAAGAGGCTGTAATAGAGTTAAATATACAGCATGATATATCAGCTAAATTAAAGCTATTTAAAGGTTTGGGTTATGACCTTGAACATAGGATAATTACAGCCTCAAGTAACGGCGCAGCAACGACGCGCCCCCGCTTTTTTATCACCGCGAGAAAAGACGGCAACCCTATCAATTGGCCAACACCAATCCCAATTGAAAAACAAAAACCAATTTCAGATTGCATTGATTGGAGCGTTGAGGGGCGAAGTATATTCAATCGTAAAAAAGCACTGGCCCCTAAAACATTAAAACGTATTTGGATCGGGTTAGATAAATACGTGTTTAATTGTGACAAGCCATTTATTGCTCCTATACCATTTACAAAGGATGACAACAGCCAGTTAGCTGCTGCTTTTGTAATGAAAATGCGTAACGGTTGCGTGGGCCATTCAATGAATGAACCCATGCATACAGTAACCGGTGGCGGCAATCATTTTTGTGTTGTGTTTGCGTTTTTAGTTAAATATTTTGGTACATCAAACGCAAAACCAGTAACTGAACCCGCAGGAACATTTACTACAAAGGATCGTTATGCACTCGTTACAGTGCATTCTGATACGTATCAAATACGAGATATTAAGCTGCGCGTTTTTATGCCAAAAGAGCTTTTTTTAGCAATGGGGTTCCCCTCTGATTACAAACATACTCATGACGTTAACGGCAAAAAAATACCTTTATCCGAACAATTAAAGCGCGTTGGCAATGCTGTTAGCCCGCCAACCGCTGCCGCAATAATTAGAGCCAATATAAATACAGCAATTCAAAAAGAGGTGGCCGCGTGACTCTTTACAAAAAATTACCGCCCATCGATGGCGAGGTGAAATCATGGGAGAAATTATGAACGAGCATGTTTTAAAGTGGTATAGATGGCAACATTTTCTGGCTGTAAAACAAGGCCGTCAATTTGCTCAATCTGTATGGGCGCGTTCATACAATGATGAACGCGGTTTTAATTAAAACGGTAAAATTTCAGCGGGGTGCTGTTGTGGCCACACTAGTAAATGAGGCAATTTTTAACGCATACATTGCCGCTGTGCGTAAAACTCATAGGGTGTATGCAAATTTATCTATTCATCATGGCGAAAACGACACCGCGTATCAGATCACGCTTAGCAATGAGCTGGTAACGATAGGGCGCTTTGATCCGCCAAGTGATTATTTAGTGTTTGACTATTTAAATATTTATAAACAAAATGACAAAATAAACACTACAAAACGGCAAAATGTAAATGTCAGTTGAATTTAACCGGGTAAAAGAAGGTGAGTTTTTACGCTTACTTAAAACCCAATCCGTGGGTAAAGTCATTGCACAGCAATCAGCGGTTGATAACAAATACCATGTTATCGCAGTTATTGCAGGGCAGCAAATAGCCTATACCGTGCGCCATGGCCGCGTTGATGAATTACGCACTTGGCGCTTAGATAACTTAGCCGCTTTGCTGCAAAGCGTTGGCGTTAAAAAATTCGAAATACAAATGAGGTGAAATTGAGTAATAAATTAAGGGATTGCCCTTGGTGCAAGTCACCTGCAAAAGTTGAGCAGGACATGGATTTAACCTGGTATGTTTGCTGCTCGTTCAGCAAATGTGCCGTTGCACCAATAACAGCGGCTTATGAATATAGACGACAAGCGGTTATGGTTTGGAACTGTTGCGAACAACCCGATCTAATGCCTACACCAATTAAATAATCTTACCCTTTAACCGCTTTTTTATCTCAATTAAGCTCAAGCCATTTTCATAAAGCCCACGTTCGCGGGCTTGGCATATTAGTTCGTCACGCCGATCAAGCCATTTTATTAGTGCGGTGCTGCTTACATTTAAGCGCCGCGCTATCTCATTTTTAAATACGTCTTGGCTTAACCAAAACAATATTTGGTTTTCGCGTTCGTCAAGTTTGCTTTTTATTATGGCCCCAGTGGCTCGACCTGCGGGTAAATTTTGTGCTTGGCGGCGAGCTGCTGCCGCTTTAGCTTTTAAACTGCGCTGTTTGCTAAAATCTTGAGCGGCAAAAGCGCGCCCTATTTGTATAAAAAATTGCCCTACGTCATTTTTGTGTGATGGGGTAAGCGTGTCGCCGTTCATACAAAAGTGAATTTCAGCCCCTGCATTTATTATGCGGGTGAGCACTTCCATTATGTCGCTGATTGAGTCGCGGCCTAATCGCTCTATGTCATTCACCAACACCCGATCACCTGGCGCAAGGCGCTCTATTAAATCAATTAGCCCGCGCTGGGTTTTGTTGGTCTGCGAGCCGCTCAGGCTGTATTCATACCATTTATAGATAAATAGCCCGTGCGTGTCTGCGTAGCGGGTGATCCTGTCGCGCTGGCCTATTGTGTCTTGTTTATGGGCATCGCTTATGCGTACGTATGCGTAATTTTTTGCCAATCCAATCAATCAACTTTAGCGTTGTTTTTGTATCGCTAGAGTTTACATAGTGCGCTGATCACATGGCTAATTTAATTAACTCTAGGGTTTACCCTAAAGTGTGATGGTTTGCATGCACAAAATATGGCGCGGTTATTGCTATTTATGGATGAAACCAACTTTTAAGGAACAATTAAATGACACTAGCAGCACTTTTACTTTCATCTATCGCGTTTGACGCAGCCCCAGCCCAAAACACTGAACAAGCACGTTTACAGGGTTCAGGCGGTATTATTATTCTTAACCCACCAAAAAAACAAAAACTACAAGGTTCAGGTGGCATTATTATATTAAACCCGCCTAAAAAACCTAAATAATATCTAAGTGCATAAAAAGCCAGCTAATAAGCTGGTTTTTTTATGCCTAAAACTATATGCTAATCACTTCATCAACGGAGTGAAAATGACAACTTACCTTTCTGATTTATATAACAATTTATTAGTAGCAACTGCTGAGCATAAAGTTTTTTCATTGCAGGTAATGATTTCGCTGTGTTACTTACTTGCATTGGCTTTATCAATTTATAGAGCCAATAGGAATAAAGAGTTATTTAGTGACTTTTTATCAATAGCAGTTGTCGTAACAAAGTACATGCTGACTACATTATTAATGGAAAAAGTACTAATGTTCGTTGCCAATTCTGGCCGAAGCGATCTTGCGCAAAATGTGTATTTAGCTTTAAGTTCAGCAAGTGTTTTAAGTATGTTTGTTCTTTATTATCTGCATACGCGGTTTAGTTATAAATATGGTGCTTTGTTTTTTTGTGTAATGAAATTAAGCGCAGTATTGGCTATCGCGCATTTTGTTATTTGGGTTAAGTTTGTTGTGCTAAATATACAAGTAGAGCATGAATATTTACATTATATGTACAGTTTTATTGTATTATACGTAAGTATAGTGCTGGCTATTGCCATGCTTTTTCCTTATATTCTGCGTACTCGGTTTGGGTGTATTATTGGTCTATATTTGCCAAGGGGGCGTTATGATTGATGTTGTATACATTGCAATTGCAGTGTTATTAGTTTTGATGTGTATTAGCGTGTGGTTTACAACGCGAAATCGCTTTTTTGAAAAGCAAGTACGTGATAAGTCAGAGCTGGCCATGCGCTATTTGATTGATCATAAAAACGAAACGGATTGCCAAAAATCAATTGACCTGTTTTACAAAGCCGAAAAGCTGCAAGACGAAATTGCGCTGATCATCGGTAAACACCCAAAAATGAAACCGTACGGCATTGATTTGCCGCCGTTGGTTGTGAGCGAACAGCCGCAACAAGAGCTGTCACTGGGTGAGCTATTCAGGCAGTACGATAAAAAAAATAACCACTCGGTTATTTATGCAAAGTTTAGCAATAACAAAAAAGACAGCTAAGCGCTGTCTTTTTGTTGTTTGGCCCAATGCACGGTTAATTCACTTTCTACCGATTCGGCCTGTATTTTAGCAATGCTTTCAAGGTCGTGTGGCGTGTTGGCCTTGGCCATTAAATCACCCGCTTTAATCTTCAATAAGCTTTTAAGTATACCTTGCTTTATGATCAGCAAATCATTGCCGTCTACTTGCTTCATTGGCGCACCAAAAAGTATTTGCTCGTAACTGGTTTGTTTTTCAATCGCTGCATTGTATATGAGCTCAAATGGCAGCGATCCGCGTTTAATTCTGCCTGTGCAATAAGCGTTGCTTAGCCCCAATTCGCGCTCAAGGGCTGCATTGTTTTGTACGCCATAAACATAACATAAACGCTCAAACACTTGATTTACGTGTTTTTGTTCGTCGGTTAATTGCTTTTTTAACTTTTTAAACATGCATGTACCTTGTGATTGTTGCCGATATACTAACCGACTTTATTTATAATTTCATTCCTTTGACAATAAAAAACTAACAAAATGTTAGTTTTTTATTGCGAAAAACTCAAAATATGGTATTTTTCGAACGGTCATTAGTGTTGTACTCAGGATAAATTATGGATAATAAAAAAATAAAAACTGCTGTTGATGGCGTAAATACAGCCTATTCTTTAGCAATAATGCTGGCGCGTGGAACGGAGGACGATCCGCATGCTAATGTATTAGCCACACAGATCGTAAACCTGCTGCGCAGTAGTGCTAATGATTTGGGGGAGCAGCTAACGCCTGCTGCATCCAAAGCGGCTTAGTTCGCAACCACGCGTGTAATATATGGGCTGGTAAGGTCACTAAATCTATTAGACGCATTTTTTGTATTGCTGTATATTGTTGCTGTGACATTTTAAGTTTCCTCTTTTAGTGTTGCGTAGCCGGTGGGGGTCGAAGTTCACCGGCTTACTCTTTAACTCATTTATTTTCGTCGCTATCCAAATTGTTTAACGTGGCTTGCACTATGTAAGCGTTAAATGAACCACTGACTTTGCCTGCCTTTTTTAATGCGTTAAAGCGTTCCTCTGCTTTAACGGGTAAATTACTGACTAATTTCTTTTTTGTTATCAGTGCATCACTTTCGCTTTGTTCGCTCAGTGCGGCATTGTTACCAATGCTGTTAAGTTTGCTAAATTTATCGACCATGTGTTTACCTTACTTAATGTTTAATCGGGTTTTAATTTCGGTTGCTAATGCGGTCACTTCGCGCGCTGCATCGCTGTATTTGGTTTTTTTGTGGTTGGTTACGCCGTAACCATCCAATGCGGCCATTGCATGCCATTTGCGGGTTGGAATAACGGTTTGCAATCGTGCCAGGTTATCGCTGTTATTTATAAAGCTTTCAACGTCGGTAAACTTTTTACGGCTTGGGTGTACGCGGGTAAACATAACGTGCCCAGTGATTTTTTCGCCCATGTCGTTGCTTATTTGCTCAAGCGTTTTATTAAAGCGCTTGAGGCCGACTACTTCGTTGATGTCGTCATTCGCGGGTACTATGGTCATGTCACTGGCCGCAATCGCTATGCGGTTCAACTCAGAATCAAAGCCGCCGCAATCCACTAAAATTAATTGGCCCTGTGCGCTTTTAGACAGCGCGTTAATTAGTTCGCTTTTATTTAGATTGCTCAATACATTTAGCTGGTCTTTTTCATCGCGCAGCTGATTAAGAATGACCAAGTTATTGTGTGTATCTTGGTCTATTATGATGTCCGGTTTTAGTATTTCGGCTAAATTTAAAGCAGTGGTGGTTTTGCCAACCCCACCTTTGTCGTGTGCTAATACAATGATCATACGCTTTGCTCCTGTTGTGTGCGTTAAATGTATTACATATATATTTAATATGCAAATAATATTTAAAGGATATCCAAAGTATATTAAAAATATATCAAAAGCATATCAAAATAACTTTACCTAACATTATTTCACTGCTAAAGTAATTGCACTTAATTAAAAAACAAGGCGGATTTTTTATGGCAACAGGCGCACAAGAAGTGGCTGCAACCGCAGTCGATAATATAGACAATTTAATTGTTGAAATTTTAGAAAGTGATTACGCTGACAACGAGGTAAGCCTAGGGCGCATACTTGTCGGCAAGCAAGAAATGCAGGTGGTGCTAAGTGTGATCGCAGTACGTGAAAAATTTATTTTTGATGACTTTGAAGATTTAACCGATTTTTAATGTTTTTTAAATGCGCTTGTTATTTTGTTGCATAAATAATAAGCGTGCGCTATTGTTTAGTTTCACTGCCGCACAGGCAGCTTAGAAAGATGTTTATTTACTGTGAAATGCTGAATAAGCATATTTATTGTTAACTGCTGAACAAGCAGAAAAAAGCCCCTTCATTTATGGCGGGGCTTTTTTGCGTTTAAAAATAAATTAAATTATTTTCATTGAAATGCTTGCAATGTGGGCGCACCCATATTAATATTAGTTTCAGAGGTTAGGGCAAAGGGCGCTAACAAAGTAAAAAGATAGGTGACTTATGAGCAAAGCATTCGATACTAAAAAATTAAAATCAGAAAAAGCTTTTGTGATTGATGCTTATAGCTCAATTACCCCAAAAATTGAGTTAACGCTTGATTCTTTGGAGGATGCAAAAAAATATATAAGCGATAAAGATTGTCTGGAGGACGGAACTAATCTAAGGGCTTTCACAGAAGAGCAGGCAAAAGAGAAGTATCCGGTTCTTTTCCCCGCTGACATTGAGTATAAAGCCGGGATTTTGGCGAACGCGAAAGATGGTGAAATGTATCGCGTGGAATTAAAGGATTTCAACAAAGTTGTCACATTTTCAATTAATAAACGCGCAAACAGCGGAACTCAAGATCATATCATAAAAATTATTGATACAAGTCTAAGTGACAAGCCGCTGCCGCCAAGAATTTATAACGAAGTAATGCAAGTTTTAACGAGCAATAAAGCATGAGCAGAACAATCATAACAATCACAGAATACCCATCAATGAAGGGTCGCTATAAAGCAACTGTTAAGCGAACTGGCCAACGAGTCTACCAATGCGAATGCGGTAGAGGGGAGGGCGCGGCAGCGGCTAAAGCGGTAGAATTAGCCATGGGTGAAGATGCGATCATAATCGCAGATAAGAACGTGATGGCTATAGTGCCCTTAGAGTTCGGCGGAAAAGCATGACTGATAAACTAACTCCCCAGCAACGCGCTGAGCAAAAGCGCAGCGCTAAGCGTAAAGGCACACCTACTTTTAGCGCGGTTCGCTTTAGTGATAGCGAGCAATGCAGCGCTGCAGATAAAAAATCGGCCATTGATGCGGTTATAAGCCGTTTTGGCGGCACCCGCGAAGCCGCGTTGATTAAGGCATTTGAGCTGCTAGAGGTTAGGGTAAAGGGCGCTAACTCAATTCACGAAAAGATAGGTGACATATGAAAAACTTACAAACTCAAATTAAACAACTTGAAGCGTACCTTGGTTATGAAGATTTTAATCATGAAGCTGTTTTAGAAGTAATTGAATCTTTAAATTCATCACTAGAGCACGTTTCAAATAATGATTTTGACCGTGAAGAATTAACTGATTATTTATTGTCAGAAAATGACCCGTTAGATAATCTTGACGGCATATCTGACGCATTTTTTGAAGAAGTACGAGAAATACAACACGCAATAATTAACTACTACTCATAATTGTTATATAAAAACCCCGCAAATAGCGGGGTTTTTTATTGCTTGCTGGGTCCTTAATAAGTCAGCAATGGTCAATGCCGTGTATTTTAGCTAGAATCAATACGCCAAAATACAAGGAGAAACAGATGGCTGAAAAAAATAAAACATCATTGTTTACATGGTTAGTGCTTATTTTGATTGTGCTGGGGGTGTATGCCAGCACACTACCTGATAGGGGGGTGACTGCGTCAAACCAACCGCTGGAACCTAGCCAATTTGAAAAAATACGCTCGGCGCTTAATTTGACGTTTAAACAAAAAACGCTTGCCAGTGGCCTGCTTAATGTTGAATTTACTATTACAAACAATAGCGATAAGCAAATTAAAGATATTGCTTTTAGGTGCAGTGAACTGAGTAAAAGTAATACGGTGTTAGGTCGCAATGTACAAACAGTGTATGAGGTACTGCCTGCGGGAGCTACGGGGCATTATGTAATAAATATGGGCCCGTCACACCCCCAAGCGCATGCAACACAGTGTGTTGTAATGAATTTTGAATACTGATTAAATAGTTAAAACAAAACCCCGCAAATAGCGGGGTTTTTTATTGTGGTTTTACTGCACCGCGCTAAAGGCGCATTGTCAATTGTGGCTAGTGATCCTCGCCGATTAGCTCAACTTCGTACTGGTCGCTTATGTCGTTAAAATTCTCGTCATCATCGCTGTACATGCAGTTAAAGCTATTTTGGTTGCAGGCTACTTGATCAAAGCTTTCTATCAGTTCTTGCTGATCGAAGCTGTAGAGTTCGTCCAATATTGTGACTATTGCTTCGCGTAAGCGGTTTAAGTCATTTGTTTGGTTTTGGCGCATACCATCGCCGCTTACTTTAATTGTTCCCATACGCTGCAAGCCCTTTGTTTAATTCTTCTGCACACTCAGGAAATAATTTAAGGTTGCGCTTTATGTCGGTCTTTGTCATCCACAAATAGTATTCGCCGCTTTCGTCTTTAATAAGAAATTCCGCAGCGTCACCACCGCGCATTGCACGTCTTTTATTAAAGGCGTTAAAGGTTATGTTCATATTTACACCTTAGTCGTTTGTTTTAATGGTTTTGCGTTCAATAATGACTGTGCCAAGATCACAATTAAACGCTAAGTCGTTGCCTGCGGCGTGAGCCAGTGAAACTAACGCGCGGGCCAATACGCCAATAACGGGCTTTATGCCGTGTACTTGTATGGCCGCTGCGATAGAGTTAGGTAGCTGCATTGAGATATTCCTTTATGCAGGCTTTCAATACTGATTTTTGAAATGAAACTTCGGTAACTTTAAAGCGCCCGCGCCCTGGTTCTTCGCGTGGGTAAAATACCGAGCAAGGTTCGCCGCATTCGTCAGTTCCCACACCCCAAAAAGCATAGGTATGACGAATACTGGTGACTTTTAAATCTTCACACTCAAAATCAAGCACCTTTTGCGCCTCTGCTTGGGTTACGTGGCCACGTATGTATTCGTGGGTTTTGTCATCCCAATACAGCAAGATATATTCACCGTGTTTAGTTGGTTGTGGCATTGGTTATTCCCACCCTGTTAAGTAGCGCTCGCCCTGATCTTGGTCTTGCTCGATTAGGGTTTTTAGGGTGTAAAGAAAGTTGCCTTCTTCGTCTTGAAATTTCATATCAAGACGGTTTGATAGGTCTTCAACATCAAAAGGATCATCAATATCCCAGTCGCAATAGTCACATAAAACTTGCTTGGCGCTTTGCTCATTAAAGGCCAGTACAATGTCGTTTTCGCCTACTTGGTAGGGTTTTAATACCCCTGCGCGCTCACTTAAACACGCTTTTAGGGCGTCTAAAATTTTGCATAGGTATTTATAAAGCGATGAATCGACCTCTGGTATTGAGTGCCACCATTCATCCCCCGCGACTTCGATAAGTATGTTGTGATCGGCTCTATAGCGGCTGAAATATTCTTCCTGTGGCTCTATTTTGCTGAGCTTATTCCATAATTCACGAATGCCTGTTTTAGTGCCGCCCCAACGGCGGCGCTGCTCTATAAGCTGCTTTTTTATGTTGATGATAAAGCCGTCATAATCTGGCTCGCTTAGTTTAGCTCGGCTAACGAGGTTTTTAGATAAGTAGTGGTTATCGCTTTTTAGTACAAATTGCTCAAGCGTGTTGCTGCCCATTGCATTCCAGTGGGCTGAGTAGCTCTCACCACAAATGACGATGGTTAATTTGCCTTGGCCAAGCGCGTAGTTTTCAATATAGACGGTGATAGGATCAAGCCCATCAACGTCTTTTATGAGTAATTTTGTTACGGTTGATTCGGTCCATTTCATTGGTCAGCTCCTCATTTAGCCGGTTGCAGGTCTGGAAATACATCCACTAGATCATTAAACAAATCAGGGCTATCGAATTTGTTGCCCAATACTCTGCTTCTTGTTTCGCTTAACAGATCGTTATCGCCAAATATATCTTTAACGCGGTATGTGAAAGAGTTATCGCAAAAGTAAACCATGCCATAAGTTGATCCGCTCTCTTCTGGTACTACGTAATCAACTTGAATTAAGTCATGCTCAAACACGGGTTTGCCATAATGGTTGATATGAATAAATTGGCCTAATGTGGCTTTGTCTATTTCGATTTGTTCGCCATCACCAAAAATAATACAGGGGGCATCAAGGGTGTTTTCAATGTATGAACCAAACACCCAATCACCTGTTTTGATGTTGATGTGGCGGCAATTTACTTTTGATTTTGCTCTGAATGTTGTACGTGTATACATGGTAATTCCTCATTTAGCCGGTTGCAGGTCTGGGTTGTGGTTGACGGGGATCATGTCGGTGTCGTGGATAATGCCGTGTTGCTGTTCGTTGACTTTAAATAACCAGTTTTTGGCAAAGTCGATTGTGTCGTCTGATAAACGCAAGCCGCCTTTTGGGGCTGCGCATAGTTGTGCGCCTGTTTCTGGGTCGTAGGTTATTAGTCCGCCTCGCCCTGATTGGTGTAGGTATAACAGTGATCTACCTTCAAACAGTGAGCCGTCAGGGCGCTCAATTTTGGTTTTTTGCGGCCAAATGATTAGGTGGTCTTTGCCTTTGTGGTATAGGCCTGCGCCTGTGTTGTGCTCAATAATGCGTTTTTGCTCAATGAGTAAGTTGCTTGATTGGTTAACTGCGTTTTTAAGGGCGGCTATTTCTTTACGGTATTCTTTGGCTTCAAGCTCTAATTTGGCGTTGCGCGCTTGGGCTTTTTCGTTGGCCTCTTTTTGGCGTTTGTTTTGCTCTTTTAGTTTTTTTGGATTGAGCTGGTTTAACTCACGAATGCTTTGCTGCGCGGCTTTTAGTTGGCTTTGCAAGGTGGCGATAGTGGCTTGCTGGGCTGTGGTGTTGTTTGCTAATTTTTGCGCGTTAGCAATGGCCTCTGCGGCGCGTTTTAGGTCGTCGCTTTGCTCTAGCAATTGCTCGTTTTGGTTGGCTGTTAGGCGTTTTTCGGCCTCTAGCTGTGATTTTAATATGGCTATTTCGCCTTGGGTGTTGTGCTTAAACAGCGCATGGATTTGCTCGCGCTGTTCGTGCTGCGCTTGCTCGGCGTTGTATAAGTTAACAAAGTCGGTGAGCAGGTCACTTGAATGTAATTCGGGCTGTTCGTTGGTTTGGGCTACTGCTTTTAATGCTGTCATTGTGATCACTCGTTTAATTTGTTTGTTGGTTTAGGGCTTGTTGGCCAAGGGCCATGAGTACGTTTTTTGCGATGGTGGCGTACTGGCAGGGTTGGCCGATTTGGTGCGGATTAAATTCGATTATGCACATGGGTTTGTTTAGCTCTGCGGGGAGTTCTTTACCTGTTTTTGAGTCGATAAAGCGAATGCCACCACTGCGCCATTTTTGTTTTGGCTGGCCTTTTTTGGGGCCGCTTTTGTAGGTACCTAGCTGCTCGTAGTAGCCGACAATGTCTATTATTTTACTGGCGCTTGCTGCGGGCCACCATTCGGTGCGGTTGTCGCGCGGTACTAGCAATGTGGTTAATACGCCTTTGTGCTGTTGCTCTATGACTTTATCAACCCACGGTAGTATTTTGCTGTACGGTGGGTTTAACCAGGTGGCAGGGGTTGAATTTGGCGCGTCTAAAAATAGGCTGATATCGGCTGACCAGTCTTTTTTTAGGGCGTTGTTGCGGGGCGTGTAAAAGCGCTCGCACAGGGCTGATTTGTTGGTTGCTGCAGCGTCTAATACGTAATTGTATTTGCTGTTAAGCGCGGCAAATAACCATGGCGGTGTTTGGGTGGTGTCGCGGGTTGATTTGCGGCTTTTGCTTTGGTGATTGCTGGGTGATGCCATTATGCTGCCTCTTGCCTGCGTTGTGCGCGGACCTGTGTACGCACTAGGCGTACTGGGCGCATTGCTTTGGTGTCGGTTATGTGGCTTGCGCCTAATACAGCTAGGCATAGGCATAATGTACGCATACCTAATAGCCCCAACTCCCATGCGCGGTGCATTAGGTGGGCGAGTGTTTTAGCGCCTAGGCGGTTTTGCATGTCGCGCAGGGTGATATTTAATTCAACTTGGTTTAGGCCGTTGCTTGCGCCAATTTCGTAATGACTGCGCCCTTCTGCGAGCTGGTTTAGCACAGTTGTTTGTTGGTTATTAAGCATGGCTGATCCTTAGCTGGTGTATGTCGGCCACGATGTTTACTACGTCGTTTAGGCCGTTTTGTTGGTCTTGTGCGTCGTACTGAATGGCGCAGGCAATGAGGTATATTTTTTCTAATACTTGTGGGTCTGTTATATCGCCGTTGGTTAGCTCTATGATGGCTTGCGCATTGTTTTGTATTGAGCAGGTGCGCGCGGCTTGGCGGTTTAGTTTTTTTTCTGCACTGCGTTGGGCGACTTCAAAAGTTGACTTTGTCATGGTTATCCCTATTTGTGTTCAAATTTAAATAAATATCATTAATTATGATAGCGTTAGGCACAAAAAAGCCGTGTGGCTTAGTTGTAGCTTGAGCGCCAGTGGCCAATATATTTGCCGACTATGCTGAGCTTTTTTAGGGCGTTTTCGCTTAGCGGTAGGTCGTTGTAGTTTTGCTTGTCGTGTACAAATAGGGTGTATTCGCCACTGAGTTCTTTGCGTAGGCCACGCATTCTGATTACGTCACCTTCTGCGATGGCATAAATAGCCGGTGCATTTATTTGGCCTACTTTGTTGCTGACGATAACGGTGCTGCCCTGGTTAAATTCGCCGTGCATTGCATTGTCTGTTACAACCACTTCAACTAGGTCGTCCAACGTTAGCCGGTGCTTTTTTAGTAGCTCTGAGTTTAGGGCGATGACGCTGCCTTCGTTGATTGGGCGGTAGTTTAAGTCGCCCTCTGGTGAGCTTATAAAACCGTGCAAGTATTCGAGCGAGCATTTGTAAAGATTGGCGGCTATTTTTAATATGTCGTCGGGTACTTTATTTACTTCGTTTTCGTAATTAGATAGCCGCGTTTGACCTATTTTCATTAGTCTTGCGGCTTCTCGCTGACCTAGCCCTGCACGCATTCTGGCTTCTTTCATGCGCGCTGATCGCGATGTTAATGTGTTGCTGTTTGTTAGCTGTTCCATATAAAACCTGTGTTTTATCCTCACCTTTTAAAATGTTACCACAATTTGTGATAACTGCCACCGTAAAAAGTACAAAATATCAGCTTTTATGTTTTTAATTATCACTTTTTGTGTTATTTTTGTTGTATATCATAAAAGGTGTTCAGATGACGTTTAAACAATGGGTAGATCAGCACTTTGGTGCGAATGGTGGCCGAAAGGCTGCGCGCGCTATGGGGGTGGGATATAGCACGTTTAGAAGCTGGTATCAGTTTGAGCGTTTCCCCCGTGCGGCGCGGTGTCAGTCAATTATTTTACTCAGCAATGGGTTGATTGATTTGCACAAGTGGCAGCAAGAGCATGTAACTGAAAATCAAAAGAAAAACAAGAAGGTAAGCCCATGATTATTGTGTTGTTTGCGCGCACTAAAGAGGCGCTGAGAAGTATTTATGGCTACGCAATGGATGAGCATAAGGGGCTGCTTGATTACGTTAATTTAGCAACGATGGATAGTGCGTTAGCGCGTGAAAAATATTTACAGTCTGTTGGCGACCCTTACGGTGAGGGGCGTGTAACGTTTGTGTTTAATCCAACCAGCTGGCAAGAGCTAAAGCTGCTGCGTGAGCGTCAGGCGGTTATTTGCCATCAATACGGGGCGTTGATGCCTATCTATAGCGAAATAAGCATTGCTCGCGGGGATTTGATGTTTACTGACACGAGCAATACTCGTGGTATGCCTGGGCATGTTTTGACGCCTGACGAGGTGTTGAGCGAGTGCAAGATTAAGCACCGCAGAAATCGCACTAGCGTTAAAAAGGCGCGTTAATTATGGCGCTGGTACCCACAATTAAACGCGCGTATGCGCTTGACGCTCATTTTGAGAAGTGGGCGCGCTGGGTGCATACGGGGCAAATTACCCGGGCGTCGTCAATTATGCAAAAAATTATGGATGGCGGGAGTTTTTGCCGCAGCGGCGGGGGTAGTTCGCCCATTGTTGACTGTGTTGAATTAAGTATTGAATCGGCGCTGTTGCGCTTGCAAGTAACTAATGAGTTGGCAGTGGTTGTGTGCCGTGTTGAATATGGCGCTAAGCAGATTAAAAACCTGCCGCTGGATGCCAGTCAAGAAACCCGTGCTTTGCGTATGGGTATTAGTTTAAGAACGTATAACCGCAGGCTGAAAGAGGCCCGTGATCATGTTGAAAATTGGTTGGCTTTTAAGGGGGAGTTATGAGCGATTGCGAAATCCCAAGCGCATTTAGTGAAACAGTACGCAAAGCTAGAAAGCAGCACGCTTGCTGTGAGTGCTCGCAGAAGATAAGCGTAGGTGAAAACTACCAATATTGTAGCGGCGTTTGGGATGGCAAACCAGATAGTTATAAAACCTGCCTTTCCTGCTTGAAGATAAGAGAGAACTACGTAGCTGAAACAGGTGAATGCGTGGCGTTTGAAAGCCTGAGAGAGAGTATAAGCAATTCTTTTTATTTAAATTACGGAGTTAAAGAGTTTATTGCTGATTACCCAGATTATAACGAAGAGCTTAAAAAGCTGTTTAATGTAAAGGATGATTTATGAGCACGCCATTTTTAGAGCCAGTTACGAACGTTAAAACTGAGTATTCAGGCTGGCGCAGGCCAAGCAAGAAAGATAAACCAATTGATGCAAACCCTAAGCTGGTTAGGCGCCGCCGTGTGCAAGAGGATTTGCTCGCGCTGCGTGATATTGAGCAGCAATTTAAGCTTTAGTTATCCACAGAAAATGTGTGAAAGGTGTGTTTAAGTATGGCGACGTTAAAAGCAAATTTAACCGATAATTTAATAAAAAACTATGCGAGCGCTGACGTTATGCGCTTTCGTGATGGCCGTTATCCGTTAATTTTAAAAATGCATGCGTCACTCACTAAAGGCAGTTGGTATTTAGTCGATTTTAAACGGGATAAATGGCACAAGTTTGGTACGTGGCCTGTGTTTAGTTGTAAAAAAGCGCTTGGTTTAGTGCCTGATTTGATGGTGAAGCTTGAGCTTGATAAACCTATTATTACCGACCAGTTTGATACTCTTGGCCAGTTGCTAAATTGGTATTTAGACCGTGAAACCCGTAACGCTAAAATCAGTAAAAAACGCCGCGTTAATGTTGTTTCTTCACTTAGTAAACACTTGATCCCGCGCTTAGAAAGTCATGAATTATCAAGCTTTGATCAGGCTGTGTGTGAGCGTGATTTTGTGTGGCCAATGCAAGAAGAATATGCAACAGGTACGGTTAGAATGCACTTTCAGTTGTTAAAGCGCATTTTTGCACAGGCAGTTGATACCGGTGTTATTGAGCATAACCCACTTACGAACGTGACGTTTAAGACCTATATAAAAACTAAAATAGTCCCTAAGCCAAGTAAATTATCAGCTAAAGACGAGCCTAATTTAGCGTGTGCGTTGTTAAACCCACAAACCCATGAAACCATGCTGTGCTGGTTTATGTTGCTGCACGGTACGCGAATTGGTGAAACTCGCCAATTACGATGGGATTATATTGATGCAGCAAATAAGCTGATCACGTTACCTAAAGAAATTACCAAAACAAAACCCCTTGAAATTCCATTAAGTGACTGTGCTTTTGAGCAGATGATCACCTGGCATAAACAGCAAGCCAAATTAACGCGTAGTCAGTACGTTTTCCCTGCCAAAATCCGTGGCTGTATTAATGAAAATGAGGCTAATAAATACGTTCAATTGGTCAGTGGTGGCAAATACACAGCACATGATTTACGTAAGTTTTGCCGTGGCCGTTGGCTTGAGTTGGGGGTTGATTCGGTAATTGCTGAGCTGCTTTTAAACCACGCCTTAAGCGACTTACAACAGACCTACATACAAACCAATGCTAAGGCTAAAAAGCGCGAGGCTTTAACGCTGTGGGCAGCTCATTTACACGCGGTTAAAAGTGACTTTGAAACCGAGACCACGGCGAGACCATACGATTTTAACGCGCAACAACCCGCCTAGTTGTACAAAGGATTGCCGCGCTATTTTGATGTTTTACAAGAAGGAAGATGAAATATGAGATTAAAGCCGCTTACGGTAGCTATAAAACAAGTGCTTAAACGTCCTTTGTTTGACGAGGAAAAGGCCATTTATGAGCATAAACAATTGGACTTTCAAAAGCATGTTATTAGGTCGGCTAGGCAGTTTGGACGAACTGAACATATCTTAAAAGAGATTGAACGCCTGGAACAAAAACGCCGCATAATTTGCAGTACGTTGGCCGTGCCACGCTGGTTATTAGGGGAGTGGAACGCATGATTATTTTACAACTTACTACCCCCGAATTACTAGCTGTGCTATTCGCGCTTGCATTATTGGTTTTTGCGGGTGTAGTCGCGTCATACTGCTTGGGCGCAGGGTCGGTAAATATTGATTTAGAAGTGCTGCGCAGGACCAGCGGCGTGAACCTGTCAGTTGGGCGATATCACCCGCCATATAAATATCAACCGCATCAACGATGCTCGTCACCACCGCCACAGCCGCCACCAAGGAGACCTTGATCTATGAACACTAAAACCGCTGCAGAGAAAATGCTTGAAACAGGGTTGTTTTATACGCCCATTGAGCTTGGTCGTGAATTTGCTTGCTCAATAGTTCACGGTGAGCGCTGCATTAAAAATATGCTTGCTGACGCTGCTTATCAAATTGAGCAAACCGACGGGCCAGCACCCCGCTACAGAATGATTGCGATTAATGGCCGCAAAAAGCCAATTGCAACACTGCAAAATAATGCGCTGATGTTTAAGCGCCCTTCGTCATTGGTTGGGGGTTGATATGGCAACAGGATTAGTAAGTGCTGGTGATGTTTTTAATAACTGGACCGTGCTATGTAGTGCAGAACGTGACGCACAAAAGCGCGAGCAGTTTAAGTGCAAATGTGTATGTGGCACTACGCGCGTAGTTCGTAAATGTAATTTAGGCCATGTGCAAGGGTGTGGCTGTAACCGTAAAAGCTATGAAAGCACTGGTAAGTATTCTGGTACCAAAAAATCAATTAAGCGAAAACCAATGTCTATTAGAGCCAATGAAAAGCCCACGACATTGCCAAAACCACAAAAAGACCTGGCTAGTACAATTGATGTGCCAGCCCATCAACCACCACGCACTAACCGAGCTCGCTTGGAGTCGATTTTAGAAAAGCAAAGGTTAGCCCGTGAAATCGCAGACCCTTGGGGTTGATATGAGCAGTTCACCTAAGCGCCGCGCGCATACGTGGTATTTACTAAATAATAAAAACGAGGTCACTATGACAGATAATTTAAACGAAACCCTTAAATTACAAATGGCAAATGAGTCAAGATATTCAAATTCATGTGGCTCTCATGCTCTTTCGCAGCTTTGGAAGGATGCGCTAAATAGAATAGAAGAATTAGAGCACTTAGCTAAACCCCGAAGAATGCCGGTATTAATGAATGCTAATAATCCTGATGGTTGGGCGCTTGAAGCACTGTCACTACAATTAGCCAGTGAGGTGATCGCGAAGGATTTAAGAATACAGAATGACGCCCGCCCTCAAGTGATTGAAACGAGCTTAATCAATAAACAGATTGTTGATCACTTACATGCTGTACGTACTTTGCAAGAACGAACCCGCGCTTTATTTGCTGAGTTAGGAAAAGACCAAGGGCCATTGGGTAAACCGCGTGCGGGGGTGGGTTGTGAGTGATGAAATTAAAAACTTAAGTAATGCTAATGCATTCGGTTTAGTCATTATAGTTGTGGCATTTGCCGCTGCCATTGTGGGATTTGCTTACGGGCTTGAGTATGTTCTTTTTTTATCTGGGGTGATTGATGAATATTAAACTAGGCGAACGAGATTATTTAAGTATTGCTATTAATTATGCCAAAGAAAGAAAAAACCTTAGTCGTGCAATGCAAGCCCAAGCAAGTAGGTTTTTAGACGATTTAGAAAGTGTTGATAGTGTGGTTTTTGATTTCCGTTTAGATGAAGATCAAGCTATAAAGTGCTGTAAGTATATAGAGCAACATAAACACACAGTGGGGCGGTGGGCTGCAAATAAGGAATATATTGTACTAGAGCCTTGGCAGGTGTTCTTTTTTGTAAATGTGTTTGGTTGGGTCCATAAAGATGATCATACGTTAAGGTTTAAAAAAATAGCCCTTTCTGCAGGAAGGAAAAACGGGTTGACCATAATGTCGCATTTAATGGCTTCAACCGCCTTGCATTTTGGTTTGTATGAAAAAGTATTTAATACCAATAAAAACAAACGCGCCTTTGAATTTTCAAAAAAGAGCTTTGAACGAATTGCGCTTGATAGTTCAGTGAGAATACAGGCGTCGGTTAATTCTAAATTAAGGCCAGCTTCACTTGAGATTATAGACGAATCCAAAGGCGGCACTTTTGATAACACACCTAACCCGCAATGTATTTTTACTAATGACAGTGAGCAGGCTGAATTGTCAGTAGAAAAAGCAGACAGGATTGATAGGTTTCCAGATAATGAATTTGTTTGTCTTTATAATTGCGATGCTGCTGACAATCTTGATGATTCCAGTATTTGGGTGAGAGCAAACCCCAACATCAATGTAAGTGTTAATTTTGGATTCTTGGTTGAACAAAGCAAAAAAAAGGATAGATTTCGCAAGCATTTCATAATTAAACATTTAAATGTTAAAAACCACCCTGAAGTGAATGATATACAAAATCGCGCAGATGCTGCAGAACGCAAGCGTAAAAGTCGTGCTCGTTTAGCTAAGCTGGGAATTAAGCCGGTGCAGGTGAATCTTGCTGAGTCTGAAATTGAAACGCTCGATATGTTGTGCAGTGTAAGAGCTGGCGAGGGTAAACAACCATATTCTTATGATGAATATATATCGACGTTAATTCGCAGAGATAAAGAGCGTTTAGATAAACAGATTGAATCAGCACAATGCACTATGTGTAACCTGCCGTTACCCACTGGTTGTGGTGGCGTAAACAGCGGTACTAGCGTGTGTTATAAGTACAAATTAAACAATAGGCTTGCATTGTGACATGTCACACAGGTTCGATGTGGCATAGTAATGTAAGTTAAAACCCTTTTTTGTTGTGCGAAATATCACAATTAATGATATTTATTAAATTATTATCATTTTATGTGTTTACACGTTTGGCATAAAAGTGTATTGTTTTTGTCACGGTGGTAAAGCTGTATTTAAACCTCCTGCAAAAAAAACAGATTTCCCAAAAATTGTATGCACTTACTCAAGCCCAACCGTCACAGGTTGGGCTTTTTTCTTGCCTAAAATAAGCCCGCTATGATGAATTTAATTGATCAATTAAAACGCCACGCTGGTTTTTATGAGTGCATTTGGTACGCGCCGCGCGGTAGACAGCTGATTGGCTACGGCCATGATTTATCAACTAATCGATTGCCTGAACATTTACAGCGTGATTTTGATGTTGAACCAATCACAGAAGATGAAGCAGAGCATTTGCTTGCGGCTGATCTTATGACGTTGCGCGAGCAGCTAATACCACTCTTTGATTTAGATAAATTCAATTACGTGCGCCAGCAAGCTATTTTAAGTGTTGCTTATTGGATCACGTTCCCGTGCTTTTGTAGAGAGCACGCATTAATTAAAGCGCTGAGACAGCAAGAGTTTGAAGCTGCGGCGGTGATTGTTGGTACATACCCGCCAGAGTTTAGAGCTATAGAGCTGGCAGGCCAGTTATTAACAGGTGAATATCAATGACATTTATTACTACGTTTTTAAGCGGCGCTGGCTACAACTTGTTTTTAGCCATTATGGCGTATGTGCTATTGCGCGTTGCGCTAAAGTATTTTAATTCGCGAGCTGGCTATACGCTTGATCAGCTTGTTAAGGATTGTCGCCATGCTAAAGATTATCGGTCGTTATCTATTTTGTATGGCTTGCAGCTTATTGGTGCTTCCTTGTTATTCGGCCTCGTTATCTCTTAGTTGCAAATATGACGGGGATATAATTAGTGCCGTTAAACGATTTAGCCCTGGACGCGACCCCGATTTATTAAAGGCCCAGCTGTGGCAAGAGTCGCGGTTTAAAACTGATGCAGTTAGCCCCGTTGGTGCCAGCGGCATTGCGCAGTTTATGCCTGCGACATGGCAAGAACAAACGGGTAAGTTAGGTTTAGCCGGTTCGCCATTTGATGCTGAGTTATCTATTTTGGTTGCTGCACGTTACATGCAACAACAGTTTATGTTTTGGTCATCCCCTCGGCCAGAGTACGACCGCGAGAATTTAGCCCTTTGCAATTATAACGCTGGCGCGGGTAACTGCGTTAAGGCGCAAAAGCTTAGCGGCGGTGAGGTGCTTTATCCTCATATCATCCAGTATTTACCCCAAGTAACGGGCCATCACTCAAGAGAAACAATTGAGTATGTGCAGCATATTCGTAGGTATCAGTTACAAATTAAAGCGAGGCTCCCATGCTATTAAGTAAATCATCTATCACAGCAGCCATTGCAATAGCTGTAGCACTAGGCGGGTTTATTGCTGTTACTAAGTACGCTAAGGCTGTTGATGAAGCTGCGTTATTGACCGAAGCAAACGAGCGTTTGCAAGTTCAAGTGCTCGCGCTAGATAGCAAGTTGGCTGAGAGTGAATTAGATAAGCGCGCATTACTTGCTGACATTAAGCATCAAGAGCAAATGTTTAATGATTACCTAGCTAATATGGGCGATGCGAAAGAACAACAAGCCGTTGTGCTAACCAAGCTAAAAGAGGTCTTTATCAATGAACCAGTTAATGCGAATTGGGGTGATACTCAGCTGCCTGCTGATGTTAAACGGGTGCTACTTGACGCCACCCGAACCGAAGGTAATAACAATCACCAAGCCAGTGCCAATACTCCCACCGTTATACCTCCTTAATGACATCGCACTGAGTCACCCACCGATAAATACTAACCGCGAGCTGCTTAAATTCGCTGTTAAAGCCCACAACCAAAAAGTGCTTTGCAACTTAGACAAAGCAGCACTAAGAGCATGGCGAGCCAAGTATGAGTAATAGCGATAATAGCTCCAGCAACGCGGTTGCCTTTGAGAAAATAGCTTTAACTATTTTTACGGCCATTATTCTTACGGTGATGACTTGGGTTGGTTTAACAGTTAATCAAAACCAACTGCAGTACGCACGTATTGAGGAGCGGCTATCAAGTCAGTCTGTGATACTTAAGGATTTACAAAATAAATTTACTGACTCTACACAGTGGCGCTCAAGGATTGAAACCGAAATGGCGCTATTTAACCAAAGGTTAATGACAGTAGAGCAAAAAGAAAGCAAGTAATTAACATCCCCTTGGTGAGTCACTTTAGTTTATAACTGTGCGCCGCCGAGCGCACGATAGGCTTAGGCCATTCGCTATAAAGCACCAAGGGGATGACCACTATATATATAAATGATATTAAATTGATATTAATTATATATGTAAGGCTAACACATGGCACACGCTACACCCAAACGCTGCAGGCAAACAGGCTGTGGTAAGACTACAACAGAGCGGCACGGGTACTGCGATACACACGCAGACCAAGCGAGCTGGGGTAAGTTTCAACAGCAACAGCGCCGCAAAGGTCCGCGCGTTTACACTACAAAGAAGTGGCAAGAAACCCGTGAGCATGTGAGCGCTTTAGCTAAATGTTTATGCATTAACTGTTTAACTAAACCACAGCGAGTTGTTAAATCTGGTTCAGTGTGTGAGCACATAGTACCGGTTGCTAAAGGTGGCACGGAACAGTTAACAAACCTTTCATTCTTCTGTAATTCATGCGCAAAAACTAAAACTGGATGGGAAAGAAACCGAACCGTTGACGAAATACTCAAAAGGTACGGCCATACCGCAATAAATCTACATTTGTAGGGGTATGGGGGTCTTTTTTGTCTGTAGAAGCCCCATTCTATAGTACCGCCATCCAGTCAAATTTTTATGCGCAAATAATAAGAATTGAAATTTGATCAACTATTGATCCTTTCGTGATCATTTATTTTACTTTTGTTGCAGGTTCAAAATGGCGGGAAGTAGAGCACCTGGCGGTGGAAATATTAAGGGTGGTTTAACGGTTGGTGATACGTCAATAACTCGAAAACCAAATTGCCCAAAGCATTTACTTTCAGATGATCACGCTATTGATGCTTGGCACTCAAATTTAGAAATAATGATAGACAGAAAATCATTTGCTGCAGAAGATATCCCGCACTTAATTAATTACAGCAATTGCATTAGCACTATCATAAAGCTTCAAGGTCAGTTAACCGACATTAAAAATTTCACCGATGTATCAGCAACCGGAAGTTCAAAACTTCACCCGCATGTTACCGCATTAAATTTATGGATTAATCAATCCGTGAAACTAGCTAACCAGTTGGGTCTAACTCCAATGGCTCGTGCTCGCATGCTTAGCGGCGGGAAGGGTGATAAGGAGGACGACGAGGACGATTGGGACGAGTACAAATAAAATATGGCCACTTACCCCAACGTAAACGCGGCGAACAAATACGCCCGTGATGTTGTAGCGGGTAAAATTCCAAATTGCCGCCAAGTTATTTTAGCGTGTCAGCGTCATTTGGACGAACTGGCCAAAGAGAAAGACCCTAATTTTAAATTTAGGTTTGATAAAGCCAAAGCCGAAAGAGTTTGCTCGTTTATCCAAAGAATGCCGCACACCAAAGGCGAGTGGGCACGTAAAAAACAAAAAATAAAATTAGAGCCTTGGCAGTTATTCTTTTTTGCTGCGTCATTCGGTTGGTTAGTCAAAGCCACTAGTAAGCGGCGTTTTCGCGAGGTAATGCTTAAGGTCCCGCGCAAAAATGGTAAATCAATTATTGCCGCAGGCGTCGGTATTTTTGGCTTATGCGCGGATGAAGAATACGGCAGTGAAGTTTACTGTGGCGCGACCAATGAAAAGCAAGCGTGGGAAGTTTTTAAACCAGCCTTGCTCATGGCGCGAAAGCTGCCAAAGATGCGCAAAAAGTTTGGCTTGCAACTGCATGCTAAAAAATTAACGCGTAGTGACGGCTCAGTGTTTGAGCCGGTGATCGGCCAACCAGGCGATGGTAGTTCGCCGCACATTGCCATCGTTGACGAGTTCCACGAGCAACCAACTAACGAGCAATACGACACATTTGATACAGGCATGGGTTCGCGCGACCAACCCATGATCCTAACTATCACAACAGCGGGCACAAACCTAGATAGCCCCTGTTACGATTTAGAATTACGTTGCCGCGCCATGCTCGATGGCACAGAAGACGAACACTTGTTCGCTTTGCTGTACGGCATAGATGACGATGACGATTGGACGAAACCCGAAGCGCTGATCAAGGCCAACCCAAACTATGGCATAAGCGTAAAATCAGATTACTTACTTGCACAGCAACAAAAAGCAATAAACAGCCCGCGCTTTACCAACATATTTAAAACCAAGCATTTAAACCAATGGGCCAGTGCAAAAAGCGCATTCTTCAACATGGAAAAATGGAAAGAGTGCGAAGACAAAGACTTAACGATAGATTTTTTCAGAGGTGTTGATTGTATTCAAGCGCTGGATTTAGCGCGCAAGCTAGATATGAATGCCAAGGCTCGCGTATTTTGGAAAGAAATAGGCGGAAAAATCCACTGGTACTGTGTAGCCCCTAAGTTTTGGGTTCCGTATGAGCAGGTCTTTAATAACGAAAACAAGCAGCTTGGCGAACAATTTCAGCGCTACCTAACGCAAGGCTTACTTAGCGTTACGGATGGTGCCGAAATTGACTACCGAGACATCTTAGCTGACGTTGTTGAAAGTCACTTAGAAACGCCGAGCGTATCGATACCAATAGACCCCGCAGGCGCAACAAACTTAAGCCATAACTTGCTAGATGAAGGTTTAAACGTTGTGACTGTCACACAGAACCATCAAAACATGTCTGATCCAATGTTTGAATTGGAAGCCGCTATAAACTCAGGCCGCTTTCATCACGATGGCAACGCACTAATGACCTGGCAAATATCAAACGTCATTGGTAAATACTACCAAGGCAGTGACGACAGGGTTAGGCCAACAAAGCAAAAGAACATCAACAAAATAGATGGCGCGGTCGCACTTATCATGGCCATAGGCGAAGCCATGTTGCAAAAAAATCAAGGCCAAACCAAGGCGAAATCAATTTATGAAGGCGGTACTGTCGGATGCTAAATATAGATAGAAAAGTAAAAAGACGAATTAGTTTTATTGCAAAGCTAACCGCATTAATAGTGCATGTAATCATAAATTCATACAGTTTTGTTGTTGGGGTTTTTGGTATTGCATCGATCACTTATGGCGCTTTGTTAATTTACCAGCCAGCCGCTTATTTAGTTTGTGGTGGCTCTCTAATTTTTCACAGTTGGTACATGGCAAAATTTATAGCAACACAAAAAGGGGTTAAGTAATGTTTTTCCCTTCAATGTTTAGCTCAGGATCAATAAAAAGTGGTTTTGCAGATTCTTTCAACTGGGGAGGCCGAACAGCATCAAGCGGAACGGTCGTTGATGAAGAAACAGCCATGGGTAATAGTGCTTTAAATCGAGCCGTTACATTACTTGCAAGCAGCCTTGGCCAATTACCATGCGAATTATATAAACGAGACGGCGATAAAAGAGAAAAGGCAACAGAACACCCTCTTTACTCAGTACTAAAATACCAACCAAATAAAAAAGATACTGCATTCGAATACTTTGAATCTGGAATGGGCTTTTTAGGGCTTAAGGGTAATCACTACGCTCTAATTGATCGCGACGAGCAGATGAGAGTAAAAGAGCTTGTATGGGTACACCCCAGCCATGTAAATGTTTTAAAGGGTGGTGATGGTTTACCTTATTATCATTTAATACCTGAAAACAAAACGGTCGGCATGGACTTAATGCACCACGTTAAAGCTTTTAGCTTTAATGGCTACACAGGTGTATCGCCAGTACAGACAGCTACCGACGCGATTGGTTTAGCGCTTGCTACAGAGCAGCATGCGAGCGCGGTTTTTTCTCAGGGAACAACTTTAAGCGGAGTTATAGAAAGGCCCAAAGATTCACCATCAATAGAAACACAGAAAGATATAGACAATGTATTAGATTCATTCACTGCGCGGCATGTCGGCGGCGTACGTAAAGCATTTAAAGTCGCCATGCTGCAAGAAGGAATGACTTATAGACAGATGGCAATGACTAATAACGATGCTCAAATGATTGAAGCGCGTCGTATGGGAGTGCTTGATATTGCTCGCTTGTACGGAATACCTCCAAGCATGCTAGGAGAAAGTGCAGGAGAATCATATAAATCTGTTGAACAAACTACTCTAAATTTTTTAGTTTTTGGTTTAATGCCATGGTTAAAACGCTGGGAAAGCGCCATGCACCGTGACTTATTACTTCCCAAAGAACGATCAGAATACTTTATTGAGTTTAATTTTAGCTCTCTTGTTCGTGGTGATTTTAAAACGCGCTACGACTCATACGCAATTGGCCGCCAATGGGGCTGGCTATCTGTAAATGATATTCGGCGATTAGAAAATATGCCACCAGTAAAGGGAGGCGACGAATATTTAACCCCACTAAACATGATTGATTCGAAAGATCGTGAAAGCGCTAAACAAATGGTAACAGCCACCCCAGAACAACGTTTAGAAATAGAGAGCATATTATGTCGCAACTAAATTACCCACATATAGCCCAAATGGCATTCAACACACCATTATTAGCAAGTTCACAACTAGTTGAAATGGTCACTCAGTATTTGTACCCAAGAATAACGGGTAGAACAGGAGAACAATCAAATTTAACTGCTAAAGGTGTGGGTGAGGTCCAATTAGGAAATCCAGAGGTTGATGGATCAATGGCTATTATTTCAGTACACGGGATTTTAATACCAAGACGCGGAACCCTCACAAATGCATGTGAGGAAATAATGAGTTTTGAATTATTAAGAAATCAAATTGCTGCCTGCATGGCAAATGAACAAATAAAAGAGATTGTATTAGATATAAATAGCGGTGGCGGAACAGCACAAGCCGCATTTGAGTGTGCTGAATATATTTATCAAGCTCAAAAAACAAAGCCAATACGCGCTGTTATTAACTACAACGCTTATTCAGCGGCATATTTAATTGCCGCTGCTTGTACAGAAATTCAGTTAAGTTCTACTGCAGGCGTTGGTTCAATTGGCGTTTATCAAAAACGCTTAGATTTAACTGCTCATTATGAACAAGAAGGAATAAGTATTCATACATTCTTTAGAGGTTCTAAAAAAGTATTGTTTCATCCTGACATAAAAATGACAGAAGAAGAAATGCAACACACTGAAACTGAAATAGAAGAGACCTATCAGCAGTTTGTTAGCGCAGTTGCTAAGTATCGCGGTCTTACTAACGCGGAAGTAGAAGCGACAGAAGCGGATACATTTCAAGGTGCAAAAGCTATAAAACTAAAACTAGCTGACACACTCACTACTGATCCGCAGATGGCAATTAATAATATCGCCAAACGACTAATTCAAAAAACCCCAGAAAAAAAGATGAACTCAGTAGCGCTACAATCCGCCGCATTGAAACATCAATTTCAACACTAATCGCACTGCCTTTTTGGCAGAGTTTTAACCAAGGCCGCTAACGCGGTTTTTTTTATGCACTAAGAAAGGTAACACTATGATAATTCCAGAAATCAAGGCGGCGATGAATGCGCTTTTAGAGCAAATTAACGCAGTTGCAGATAAAGAAAAAGCGGGGGAAAAGCTAAGTGCTGATGATATCGCTAATTTTGAATCACTAACAACTGAACACTCTGAATTGCAAGCTAAATTGTCTCGTTTAGAAAAAGCGCAAAATTTAGCAGTACAAACTGCAACTAAGATCGATGACACAGGCTTAACAAATGCGCCTGCACTAAATTTAAGAAAGCCGCCTGAAGATTACCCTGGCTCTAAAATGGCGCGTATTGCTCTTGCATTAATGGCTGCAGATTGCAATGTAAGCGAAGCGTCTAAATTTGCTCAGAAAGAATTACTTGATAAAGATGTCGCTATGAGCTTATCAACTGCTTCTGATTCGGGTGGTTCATTAGTGCCAGAAGCGTATTCACGAGATTTTATAGAGTTATTACGCCCTCAGTTAGTTGTATCTCAAATGGGCGCCCGCGTTGTTATGCTGCCAAAAGGCAAGTTGACATTGTCGAGACAAAGCGGCGGCGCAACATCATCTTTCCGTGGTGAAGGTCAAAAGGTCAATGCAAGCAACGTTAAAACAGAGCCTGTAAAGTTAAATGCAAAATCTCAAATGACCATTGTTCCTATTACCAAGGAGTTTAAAGGTCGTGCAGATATAGACGCTGAAAAGTTCGTGCTAGATGACATGTTAGCCGCGCATGCTCAATGTCAAGACTTAGCGTTTTTACGCGGTGATGGCACTAACGATATGCCTAAGGGTCTACTAACAATTGCCACGGAAGCTGGCCGATTAGTGCCATATGTAGGTGACGTTGAATTGTCAATCATTGATGCATATTTAGATAGCTTAATTCTTGCTCATAAAAATAGTAATTCAAAAATGCTTAGCTGCGGTTGGATTGTATCACCCCGTACATGGATGAAGCTTTACGGCCTAAGAAATGCGCAAGGTATTAAAGTTTATCCAGAAATGGAAAGCGGAACCCTTAAACGTTATCCAATTCGAGATACAACAAATGTACCGTCAAACTTAGGTGTAGGCGGCGATTTATCTGAAATTTACTTCAACGCATTTAATGATGTGGTAATTGGTTACGACCCGATGTTCGACATTAACACAAGTGAAGATGCGACTTACTACGACTCTGATGGAAACATTCAAAGCGCATACGCAAACGGTGAAATCGTGATCCGATTAATGGGTGCCAGTGACATTATTACTCGTCACCCTGAAGGTGTTGTGCAAGGTACAGAAATTCCTTTCTAATATTCGTTCATAACAAGCAATTAATATATAGCTCCCTTATTGGGGGCTTGGAGTATAAACATGTCTAAGATAGATATTTTAGCCTTTTTGGCTGCAACTTTAACTGGCTCACTCAAAGAACACACCCTAACGATAGATATTACTGATGCTAAAGAAGAGATAGCTCCATTTGTAGTAGCTATTGATCATGGTAATTTTGGTGAAAAGCCGAATGTTGATGTATTAGAAATTGATGTTTTTGGTGCAGATGGTAAGCCATCAAAATTAAGGCCAACAGCCAGTCAGCGCGATCAAGCATGGGAGTTCTTTTTGCAAGCTAAAAAGAATAAAACCACCCCTAAAGATGCCGCAGCCCCCGAATATAAAGAAAATAAAAACGGCACTGTCCCTGTCGAATTTATTCATTCAATTAATGGATATAGTAAAGGTGAAAAAGCAGGTTTTTTACCTAAAGAAGTAACTCGCTTACTTAATCTAAAGCCTCCAGTTATAAAAGTACTTAATCAGTAACCCGAGTTCCTCAGCCCGTAAGCCGCTTTGTCCTGATCTGCAAAGCGGCTTTTTTATGCCTAAATTAGAGTAAATCACATGCTAACCACGCTAAATCAAGCCAAAGACCAACTAGGCATCGATATTGATGACGATTACCACGACGAACGATTGGGGCGCCTAATAATCCGCGCAGTTGGTTTAGTGTGCAGTGATATTGGCCGTGACATATACCAAACCGCCGCCGAAGTGCCAGAAGAAGCCGAAGCGCCGATCGTGCTTGATGGCCTGTCAGATATTAAAAAAGCACAGCTCGAAACCGCATGCCTGCTGCAAATTAGCAGCTTAGATAGCAACCGCGAAGTAGATACCGAAAAATCATTAACCACAAACCCCGCGTATACGAGCGCGATCAAGGGGTTTCGTCGCGTACTAATAGGCTAATTATGCAAAGACTAAGCTCCAGCCAAAAGCGCACTTGGGCCATGCTTTACACGGTGCAAATGGTTAAAACGCCCACGGGTAAAAAACCCCAAAAAGCACTAATTCGCCGTGTAAAAGGCAGCTATAAAAAGCAGCGCGGCGGCATTGTTAACCAACAAACGCTCGACGTAAGCACAGCACAAGTCAGTTTTGCCATTGACTACCGAAAAGCGTTTATGGCCGCATCGCAAATTGAAATAGCCGGTGCAAATTACGAAGTAAAAGACGCTACAAATGTAGAGCTTGAAAATCACACCATCATTTTTGATTTAGAGCTTGCACCGCTATGAAAATCACCGCCGAAGTACTTGGTTTAAAAGAGCTTGAAAAGCAGTTCGAAAAAGTAGCCGGTGCAACAAAAGGCAAAGTATTGCGCAGCGCATTACGTAAAGCCGCAAAGCCCGTGCATAACGATATGCAAAGCGGTTTTGATAGCTCGTTTAACTCACAAACGGGGCATCTTAGCGAGTCAATAAAAACAAAAACAGCACTCAATAAAAAAGGCAACCACAGCATTTATGATGCTGCCGCGTACGTAGGCGTATACCCCAATAAAAAAGCGCAAGCGGCCACAGGCAGCAATTTACCCGCCCCGCTGATTGCGTTCTGGCTAGAAACAGGCGTAAAGCCGCACTTACTCAACCCCAAAGGGCTTGGAAACTTAATGCATCCGGGCTTTGCAGGTGTGCCGTTTATACGCCCTGCGCTTATTAACAATGAGGCAAAAGTAATCAGCACCACCAAGGAAGAATTAGCCAAAGGCATTGAGCGCGCAATAAAAAGGCAGCAAAAATGATAGATACAGCGATCACAGAGATACTTTATCAGCTAACAGACAACGTTTACGAGCGCGAAGTACTCAGCACCGATGACTTACCCGCTTTATGCTATCGCGGCTTATCCGACATTCCAAACGACACCCTCGATATGACAGGCTACCGCGAAGCGCACTATCAAATTAGTGCGGTGTCGGGCAGCTCAGTTGAGGCAAGCGTTCTTGCAAAACAATTGCGTAACCACTTAAGGGTCTTAGCTGGCCCATTTGGCGGCGTCAATATAGCTCAAATAACAGAAAAGCAAACCATTCCCGATTTTAGCGGCGATCCTGACGTACACCGCAAAATAATCGATTTTATTTTTTACTACGGAGAATAATCATGACCGAACCAGTCAAATTTCCAGAAGGCTCGCAGCTGTCAATAGTCCCTGTTGGCGAAGGGGCAGAACCTATTGTTGTCAAAGGGTTTGACAGTGCAGGCGGCACAATCGGCACCGAAGGACAGTTAAACACCGACACAGTTCTATCTGATGAACAAGTGCAGTACGGCAAGTCTGAACTAAAAGACAGCGGCGAGCGCGAAGTTACAGGCCGTTGGTATGCAACCGATCCAGGTCAGATTGAAATGAAAGCAGCCTCCGACGATGGTATAGAGCGTGAGTTTAAGATACGCATCGGTAAAGCAGGGCAAGTGTGGACATTTAGAGCGGTTTTAGGCTCATTTGTAATGGCAGAGCTTGAAGCAGGTAAGGGTTTACGCTTTAAAGCTAAAATGGGTATTAACAGCGACGAGGGCATTGCGTAATGGCTACAAAAATAAACAAGGCAAATTTCTTTGCAAAAATGGGTGTTTTGCATCGCGAAAAAGTCAGCATAGAAGGTTTTGGCGATGTGTGGATCAAAGCACTCAACATCAAACAGCAAGAAGAATTTGAAAACCTCGCGTTTAAAGATAGCTCGTCGTTAAACGATGAAATTTCACTTAAATCACTCATGGTAATTAAAACAGCCGAAGATGAAGCAGGCAATAAGTTGTTTGATATGGACGATTTAGAGCAGTTAAGCACCATGGCCGCCGCTCCTATCAACAAAATGTTTTCGGTAGCATCACGTATCAACAATGTTACTCAGTCTGACATAGACGAACTAACAAAAAACTAAAAGATGACGGTTGGCGGTGCTTCCTAATTTCGTACGCAACGGAAATAGGCCGCACCCCGTCTGAATTAATGCGCCAAATCACCAATTATGAGCTTGCTGAAGTCTACGCATTTAAAAAGCTACAGCTAGACAAATCCAACCCCAAAAAACAACCCGTCGAACTCGAACCAGACGATCTAAACGAATGGTTAAAAGCATTTGGAGCTAAACCCGCATGAGTACATTAGCCAGTTTAAATATACAAATCAGCGGTAACAGTGCATCACTTCGCAAAGAGCTCACAAAAGCGGGCAATAGCGTAAAAGGCTTTGCAAAAAACGCCCGCAGTAACCTTAATAAATATGGCAAAGCGGCGGTAGTGGGTGGCGCGTTAGTGGTGGGCTCAATGCTCGCCATTTATAAACAGCAAGCCGCCGTGATCGACCAAACCGCAAAATATGCAGACAGTATAGGCATACAAACAGGAGCGCTCACAGAGCTAAGGCATGCGGCAGGGTTATCGGGCGTTGCCACTAAAGAGCTTGATAAAAGCCTAGAAAACATGACTAGGCGCAGTGCAGATGCGGCTTTTAAAGGCACAGGGCCGCTAAAAGATACGCTCGACAGCTTAAAAATCTCTGCCACTGAGTTTAACAAACTGCAACCTGATCAACAGCTAAATACAGTTGCTGATGCATTGATGGCCATCGAAAGCCAGTCAGAGCGAACCCGAATTGCTTACGAGCTGTTTGGTCGCTCAGGCATTGGCATGCTCAAGATGATGGAAGGCGGCAGCGCTGGCCTTGCATCGATGCGCGAAGAAGCACGAGCGCTGGGTATAAGCCTTGATCGCGTTGATGCAAACAAAGTCGAAATGGCGAACGATGCCGTTGCTAGAGCCGAAACAGTCTGGGGCAGCTTTAGCCAGAACCTAGCAACCGAGGCCGCACCGGTGATCGGCTCACTAGCCGAATTGTTTTTAGAAAACGCTAAACAAGCGGGCGGCATGGGGCAATATGCCGCCGAGGCCGTCGGCGTAATGGTCAAAGGTGCAGGTTTTGTTGGTGACGCCTGGCGCGGCATTGAAGTTGTAATTCAAGCACTAAAAATCAGTTTTAACGGCTTGCGTATACTCGTCATGGAAGGGTTGCAACTGTACGTTAATATGCTAACCGGCGTTGGCAACGTTATTATAAAAAACATCGTAGCACCCATGCAATCTGCGCTTGATGCCGCAGGTTTTTTTAGCGAAGACGCCGCAAAAATAGCAAACCAATTAAAAGAGCTTACAAGCTTTACAGCCCCCCAATTATTTGACGAAAAAGAAACCGCCGCCGCTTACGCTGCAGCAAAAGAATCAACCGCCGCGTTGCATGCATTAATGATGGAGCCTATCCCATCGCAAAACCTAGAACAATGGTATGCAGACGCTAAAGCCCGCTTTGAAGGGCTCGCGCAAACGTATGTAAGCACCCTAAATTACAACACGCCAACGCAAGATGAAGACGGCGCAGCAAACACCCTAGAAAAAAATCCTTACGCCAGCAAAATAGCCCAAGCGCAGGAGTATTTTGCAGTTAAAAAACTAATGCGCGACAACGACTGGATCGAAGAACGCGCACAATTAGAAGTGCAATTGCAAGAGTTTACCGCAGCGCTTGAAGCTAAAAAGCTCACCGAAGATGAGCACCGCTTACTGTCATTACAAGCAAACGAAGAATTTAACATAGCGCAGCTTGAGCAAAACAAAACCTTTATGGATCAGCTGCGTGAGCAAGCCGCGCAAACATCGCAAGACTTTGATGCAATGTGGGGCAATACATTTGATCGCTTCACTCAAGGTGTTGGCGAGTCAGTCGCAAATGCAGTAATGACCCAGCAAAGTTTTAGTGACTCAATGAAAAGCGTTATGCAAGGCGTTGTTAAATCAACCATCGCCGCACTGGCCGAAATGGGCGCAAAGCGCTTAGCGCTATGGGCCATTGAAAAGCTACTAAACAAAACTACTGCAACGGCCGCAGGAACCACTATGTCAGCTAATGCAAGCGCAATGGCATTAACAGCGGGCTTAAATGCGTTTGCATCAACGGCAGCAATTCCAATTGTTGGTCCTGCGTTAGCACCAGGCGCATTAACCGCCGCCATGGCTGTAACAACGCCTATGGCAACCGCTATCACTGGCATAGCGGGCGGCATGGCGGGCATGGCTCACAGCGGTATCGACACGGTACCAACCGAGGGCACTTGGCTACTTGATAAGGGTGAACGTGTTTACACCAACGAAAGTGTTGCAAAGTTAGACGCCATGTACGACATGATCGCCAATCAAAAAGGCCAGCAAGGCGCAACCATCGCCCCGCAATTTAATATATCAGCAATGGACACTCACGGATTTAATGACTGGTACGAATCCAATAAAAACCGCATTGCGCGTGACATGCAAGAGCTAATAGATCAACCAATTTAAGGCATAATAATGGCCACGTTCCCCCCTGAATTTGTGCTACCGCAAAAAGTGCGGTTACGCAGCCTAGACGAAACACAAATTGCCTCATCCCAAGGCGGTGTAACGCATAAAAACCGCATCGGTTTTATGCACCGCTGGGGCATTGACATGACTACCCCAAAATTAAACTACGCCAAAGTTATGCACCTTTACTCTTTTGTTTGTTCAATGGGCGGGCGCTTTGGTACCTGTTTGCTTCAAAACCCGCACCCAGCAATAGGCAAAGGCATTGCTAACGCATTGGTAAGAACGAGTGCAGAACAGGGGGCTAAATCAGTGCCCTTATACGCAATGAATAACTCAGTAGTTGGCGCATTAATGCCTGGCGATTGGGTGCAATTTGCTAATCATACTAAAGCGTACATGGTTACAGCTGTTTTAAACACCAATGGCCTTGGCCAAGGTACTGTTGAGTTTACCCCAAATTTACGCAAAGCACTGCCTGCAGGTACCAGCGTAAAAGCCGGTGCTGAGGTTAATTTTACGGTAGAGCTAAAAAGTGATGATCAAGACATATTGCTAAGAGCTGATCAGGGCAAAGAGGTTGCTGTACAAATTGATTTTGTGGAGTATTTAAATGATTAACTTAAACCCGCAATTAAAAGCACTACTACAGCAGCCCCACGAAACCGCCTTGTTACTCACTATCCATTTTACTACGCCGCTACACCTAACAAATTGCGGTGCTAGCCTAACCTATGGCGGCGCTGAATATGTAAGCGGTTTTTGGTCGGGCAACGGCGTAAGCATAGAGCAACAGGGAAGCCCCAAAATTGGCGAAGTGCCAATAACACTAACCGCAACAGATAGCGCCATAACGGCGCTTTTTTTTACCGAAAATTGGCTAAATATCCCCGTCACAATAAAAAAAGCATGGTTCAACAACCAAGGCAAAGTGGCAGGCGCAGCCACGCTATTTAAAGGCAATTTAGTTGATAAAGGCGGCGAAGAAAGCACCAACGCGGCAAAGCTAACGCTTAAAGCCGCGTCTGTTTGGGCTGATTTTGAAGCCGCCAGAGGACGTAAAACCAACCTAAAATCACAGCAAATTTATTACCCAACAGATATGGGGCTGGAATTTTCCGGCACTGTTATTACAGATATACCGTGGGGCAGAGAGGGCAGCACCCCTGCTATTACATCATCAGGTAGAAGTCGGTCCCAACTTGTTCAACAGGAATAACAATGTTTTTATTAAAACAACTCAAGCGCGTATTAAGCTGGTTAACACCAGAAGTTGATAGCACCAGCCAAGGCACACAGGCTACTAAGCCAAGTTCAGACGATCATATTAAAATCGTTTACGGCACGCGAAAAGTTAGCGGCACTGTTGTTTTTATGAACGTCAGCAACCCAGACGATGGCGACGACGTCGAAAACGACCTGCTACACCTGATCATCGTGTGGTGTGAGGGCGGCATTGATGGCGTTGAGGATATTTTATTAAACGATATATCAATCACAGATTCAAAATTTGCAGGCAAAAAATACCGCGCCGCTTACGCATACCATTTTAAAAATGGCATGGGTAACTACAGTGACCCAGAGCTTAAAGCGGCGGGGTGGGATGCCGCCAGCAAAGCTCACAGGCTTGACGGTTTGGCATGTTCTTACGTGCGCCTTGAATGGAGCATTGCAGAAGACGCTCCATTCACCGGTGTCCCTGACATTACTGCAATTATTCGTGGCAAAAAAGTAAAAAACTTGCATACAAACGCGGTTGAGTACTCAGAAAACCCAGCATATATACTGCACGATTACTTAACGCACCCAATTTATGGCAAGCCGCTTTCAGCTAGTGATTACAGCCTACAGCATTTCAAAGACGCCGCATTAATTGCTAATACATTAGTGCCAGCGTACCAAGGGGCCACCACTACTCAGCCATTATTTACCTGCAATGTTATCGTTGATACCGGTGACAGCATACTGACGAACGTTGAGCTATTAGCAAAATCAATGCGTGGTTTATTGCCGATCATCAATGGCGAATTATCACTGATCATTGAGCAAGACGACCCAGTCACGCCCGAAGTGCTAAACGAAACACACTTTAAATCATCGTTAAAATACACCGAGGGCGGCAAAAGTAAACGCTATAACCGCGTAATTGTTGAGTACATTGACAAAGCGCTTAATTACAGCGCACAGGACGCATATTGGCCAGAAAAAGGCAGTGATCTAGAGCAGCAATGGTTAGCACAAGACAACAACGTATTACTAGAATACCGTTTTAAAGTATCAAGCTGCACCAATTATTACGAAGCCCGCCAAATGGCGCGCGTAATTGCTATGCTAAGCCGCGAGGCACTTAATTTTAATGTTACCGCCGCCCCTATTGCCATGCAGTTTACTGTGGGCGATGTAGTGCCGATCAGCCATAAAAAACTAGGTTGGATCAATAAGCCATTTCGTTTATTAAAATCAGAAATGCAAGACAACGGCGACTACAAACTAAACTTTAGGGAGCACCAGCCGTATATTTATAACTGGTTAAGCGGCGTAGTTCGCCCGCCGATCCCAGATACCAGCTTGCCACCGCCGCGCAATGTATTGTTACCCACAGAGCTTGCAGCCATCGCAATTGATGACGGCCATATTAAAATTAGTTGGGTATCCCCTTACAATTATTTTGATATCCGCATTTATAAAAACGATATATTTTTAACCCGGGCAGTCACTGCCGCGCCTGAGTACATCGTAGATAAACTTGATGCTGGATCGTATGAAATAGACGTACGGGCGCGCTCGAATTTAGGGTACCACAGTGAATATGCCACCCTTGCGTTTGACATAAGCACCCCCGCAAGCCCTACAGTATTAATTGACTCGGCCACCTATAACACCATTGCAATGTCAGCAACCGTGCTTGGCGCATCGCTTGGTACCACATTTGAGTGGCAGTTTTTAGGCACTGAAAACCAGCCCGTTAATGAGCCAAACACTCACACAGGTTACAGCTACACATACACAGGGTTACAGCCAAATACTCAGTACACATTTAGAGTACGCACAAAAAACACCGCAGGATTGAGCCCTTGGGTAGACGTGCTTGCAACAACCACGCAGTCAGATTTACTCGAATTTATCGACAGCATACCGCTTACTAAACTAAGCGCTGAGGCCCAAAATTTAATTGCAGACATAAACGCGCAAGTAGACCGCTTGCGCCCTGAAACTGAGAATAACCTACCAAGTTTAATTGCTAAAAATATTGACGCGCTCACGGGACTTGCTGAAAAAGTCCAAGTGCTCGACGCAGAAAACCCAAACAGCATCCCATTTCAAATTGATCAGCTCGTTAATATTGTTGATGTGATCAACGCAGAGAACCCAAACAATCTGCAGCAGCAATTAGCCGAATCAAACAGTAAAATAAACGATTTAGCGCGCGTAACCGAGGTTTTAGACGAAACCAAGCAAAACAGCCTACCCGCGCTGATTAAAATCAATAATATCGCGATTGAGCAACAGCGTTTAGCTCAGCAAAATATGGGGTTAAGTTTGTTAAACGTAACCAGCGCGTATACAAACTGGCGTAACGAATACGAGCGCCGCGCGTTTAATAACGAACGCTTAATTGATGCCGCTGTGTATGTTGACCAAGCCACGGGCACGATTGTAAACCGCGCTTTTGCGTATGCTGATGAAAGCTTTAATAGCGCCACGCTAATGATTGAGGGCGTTAATAGTAAAATTACGCTGGCGTCACAGCAAATTGCGCAATCTCAAAACCGCATAAGCCAAGCCGAGGCGCAGCTTATTGTACAAGCCGCGCAAATCAATCAAAAAGCCACGTTTAGTGAAGTTGAAAGTCAGATAGCCGGTGCATTAGCTGCACTGCAACCCGCATACAGTTGGCAGTTTAATACAAGTAGCGAAGGGTTTGATCCAGATAGCCATAATGCCCTTG